TTAAAGGTTAGGCTATTGATTGGCATAATTATAAGTTAAATAATAACAACTATGATGTTGTTACATTTACTACTAGAGCTAATTCTGGATTACCAGAAGTATATGTTAACTATAAAGTTACAGATAATAATGGCAACACTCTTGATATGAGAACTTTACCATTAACTGAATACAAAACTATTACAGCAAACACTCTTTTAAATTCTCCTGAATTCAGAGCTATTAATAAAGAGAAAGAAAATAAAGTAGATTTTAATACTAAATAAGGAACATGCCTGTAAATCCAAAAAAATTATCAAGTCTTTCAGAGAGACTTGGAGAAACTTCTACTACTCTTACTACTGACTTATTAAAGAATAGATTAGCAGAATCTAATACTTATGTAGGGAACATTGCACCTACATACGGTGAATCTCAATATGATGAGAGTGCTCCAGTACCTTCAGTTTTAGAAGGAAGCTTAGAAGATTATAGAGGAGAAGTTCAAACTAGGTTGGATAAGATGGCTAATGCTGTTCCTAGACTTTTATCAAAGGTAGGTACTGAAATAGCTAAGACTCCAGGATATGTGTATGCTTTAGGAGAATCAGGTTTAACTGACAAAACCTTAGCAGAATCTTTAGACAATGCATGGTTAAATAATTTAGACAAATTTGATCAATCTGTTAAAAAGCAATTTGAAATTTATAAACCTAAGTCTGTAAGAGAAGGTAATATATGGGATAATTTAACTTCAACTTCTTTCTGGACAGATGAAGGTGTTGATGGAGCAGGATTTTTATTATCTATGATAGCTCCTGGAGCTGCATTGAAAGCAACAGGCATTGCAGGCAAGCTAGCTAAGTTACCTGTACTAAGTAAAATAGGAGCTTCTAATATTGAATTAGGGCAAGCTACATTATTAAATACTTCATTAGAATCAGCAGCTGAAGCAAAAGGTATTGTTGATAACTTGAAAGAACAATTTAATGGATTATTAAATCCAGACTCCCCAACTTATAATCCTATAAATCCTAAGACAGGTGAAACTTGGACTAAAGAAGAGGTGAATAATGCTATTGGCGAAGCTGGGGTTAGTACATTTCAAATGAATATGGGCTTATTATTAGTTCCAAATATCATTATGAATAAGAATCTACTAGGTAGATTTAATAATTCAAAAACTATACTCGATGAATTTAAAGATGCTACTGGTAAATTTGTTACTACAAACCCTATAGTTAAGAAATCTTTAGTAAAAGAATACTCAAAAGGTATTGGAGAAGCTGCATTATCAGAAGGATTTCTAGAGGAAGCTGGACAAACAACTATAGAGAACTACAACAAAAAAGTAGCACTTAACCAAACTAATGGTGAAGTGTTAACAGGATTGGCTTCTGAGTATTTAGAAACATTAGCTTCAACAGAAGGGCAGAAAGCTATTTTGCTTGGTTCTGTGTTAGGTAGTTTAGGTGGAGCTACTGGTAAATCTAGACAATTAAAGCAAGATAATATAACAAGATCTAAACTTACTGATCTTATTAATGATAACTTTGAAGGTTTTAGTGTTTCAATGGATAATATTATTGATAAAGATGAGCAGGGGAATGTCATTATAGATCCTGAGACTAATAGCCCTAAGATAAATGTTAATGAAGCTACCAAAGTAGTTTCTAACCTAGTTAAAGAACAACAATCTACAAACCTTCAGGATCTAGAAGCTCTTAAAGGTAATAAAGATTTATATGATTACATTTTTAATCAACAACTATCCAGATTTGCTATACCTTATCTTCAACAAGAAGGTGGAGAGGAAATATTAAATCAACATATTGACAATCTATCTAAAGATTTAACAAAGGCCAATCAGAACAATTTTCAAGAGAATGAGTTCAAGGGACAAATTAAGTCTCAAATAAAGGATTTGAAATCTGTCTACACTGGATTAGTAGACACTATAAATAATTTACCATTAGAACAACTATCTAATAACTATGAGCTAGTTGGTAAATTTAGTGATAAATTGCTAAATACTGCTTACCAAGAATCAAGCAAACAATTATTTCTAACAAAAAAGATTAAGGAATTAAGTAATCAATTACTTTCTATAAGAGCTACAGCTCAAGAAAATGTATCTCAATTTAATATTGAAGCAGAAAAATTAACTAATCGTATAGAATCTCTGAATCAATCTTTAGAAATATCTAAAGAAAACTATAATGCTATCTTTGATCCAGAACAACAAAAAGCTGCATTTGAAGACTTTAGTGTACAGGAAGAAGAAAATGAACCTGAAGTTAAACAAGAAGTTCCTATTCCAGAAACTAGTGAGCCAGTAGAAGAAACCCCTACGTATACTCAGAATTCAGAACTAGATAATGAAGTTAAGCAAGCTAAAACCAAAGAGGATTTAGATAGTATATTTGATAAATACTTTGATGAAACAAATGGTGAAGAATTAGAAAATATATTAACATCAAGAAATAAAGTAATAGATGAGCAAAATTCCCACTTAGTTGGAGTAGATCAGGTTAATAGTGTTATAGAAAGTCTTAACAAAGAAGATCATGAAGCAGAGTTAAGAGATATAAAATCTAATCTTGAATCAATAAAAAATTTAACTTCTTATGATAATTATGACACTTCCTTCAAACAAACCTTAGAGGATACTTTAGGAAGAGTAAATAACGTATTAGATGATGTTGTTAGTGAAGATGATAACATAGTTAATGAAGCTTCTAATAATACAATATCTTTAATTATACAAAACCAGGATATTGAAAGTACTAATCCATTAGGATTACAAGATTCTATACAGAATGTAAAATCATTTAGTACTAAAGTTTACAATACAGTCATGATGAAACTTTTTGAATCTAAATATTCAAAAGGAAAAGGATTACAGTTTGTAAAAAATAATGAGGGAGAAGCTGTTAAAACAAGTACTACAATTAGTATGGTAGTTAACAATCCTAACATTGTTAAAAAAGGAGATGTCATAAGTTTTGAAATAACTACTCTTGAAGGAGATCAGAATTTAGATAATGAAGCAAATATTGCTATCTCTAAAGAGATAATTAATAGAGATACAGATGATCTATACTCAGTAGCAGATAAGGAATTTGGGAAATATTATAGAGAATCTATAGCAATTAGACACAAAGACTCTAATGAAATCATAGGATTTGTTGCTTTGCCTCATGCTTTATCTGAAGTATCAGAAGATACTATAGAATCAAAGCAAGCTAGATTGGATATTAGAAATCAATTAATAGCTCAGAGGAAAAGAATAATAGATTTACTAAATAATAATGAGGTAGTTGAAACTACTATATTTGATAAAGGACCAGGAAAATTATTACTAAAATCAGATAAGGATGGTATCCCAATCATGAGTTCTATTATATCTAGAAATCAGGATTTAATAGATGGTAGAGATATATATGTAGTTGACAAAGGTTATGATCTATCTGGTAATATAGAAGGCTTTGGTATCCCTAACAAAGAAGATTTTGTAAAAGCTTCTGATAGGTTAGCTATTAATGAATTGTTTAGTAAATTATCTGGAAGAACTTTTTCTGATACATCTGGTAATAATAAAGGTAGAGTATTTAAAGCAGTAAAAAACTCTAATAATACTTGGTCTCTAATTCCTGTTTATGCTACCTCTATTGGAGCAGAAAAGGCAGAGAAGATTATTAAAAAATTAAAAACCTTTGTTTCACAAGTTGGAGGAGTATACACACCAAACTTAAAAGCTATCTACAGTGAGTTAGGTAAAGATGTTTATATTACTAATACTGATAAGAGAGGTGTCTTAAAAATAGACAATTTTAAAATTAATGGTAAACAGTGGGGTGCATTGTTTAACAATCCTAGTTTTGAAAAAGAATTATTAGACAACATTAGTAAAGCTAAAAATAATATTATTACTCAATTATTGAATACTGATAATGGTATAAAGGATATTTTAGAGACTAATGCTTACCAAGAAGATGGAGAATATTTTGTACAGCCATATATTGAATTTACAGGTATCCAAACTACTAATGTAGTAGAGACTCAAGAAATAATTGAGGAAAAACCTATTAATAGTACTGAAAAATTATCTAATGATAAATTAGATTTGCCTGAAGATGTATTAGGACTTGATATTTTAGATGAAGAAGTATTTACATCTAAATCAACTAAAGGAAAATTAAATAGAAAAAATATAACTGAATTTCTAGAAACAAATCTTCCTGGTATTACCTTAGCTGATCAAGACTTAGTATCACAAGTTAAACCATATGTAAAAGATGCTGTAGGTATGTTTTATAGAAGTACTATTTATTTATTTAAGGATAGTACTAATAACACTGCTTACCATGAAGCTTTTCATGGAGTTTTCAGAAATATACTTTCGGTAGATGAAAGATCTGCTGTAATACATCAAGCTAAAGCTTACTATTCAGCTCCATCTATTGAAGAGTTGAATAATCTTAGTTATACAATAACTCCTGAAACTAGAGCTAAATTAACAGAAAAGCAGTTAACTGATGCTTTAAAACAACTTTACTATGAAGAGAAGTTAGCAGACTCATTTGCTGACTATACAGAATTAGTACAGGAAAAAACTCTAGGGGATAAAATAAAAGATTTCTTTAGAAAATTATTCAGAATATTTAACCTGTTTAAAAGATATAATGAAGATCAAATAACTTCATTGTTTGATAGTATTAATACTGGTAAATATTCTGAGAGATCTAAGACTACACAGTTTGATAGAGCTATAACAAGTGAACTATTAAATCCTGCTTATAAAAAACCTGATAACATTCCTATCTCTGAATTTTTAGATAGAAGTAAATCTATTGAAGATGTATTCTACTATAGACTTAATCAACAGTTAGAATTAGGTCTTACAATGGAGAAAATAAGAATTGGTGATATTTTTAATAGCATTAGACAAGACTATAGATCTAAAGCTATAGAATTTAACAAAGTGGGGGAAAAGTACAAATCTGCAGTAAGTACTAATGTATATAACAACTGGGATAGCTATGTTGAACAAGTTATAGCTAATTTACAGAAAAGGAAGATTAAAATAAAAGTTAAAGATAATAATGAGATAGAGAGTCTAGACACCAATGGTATACCAGATACAACTAATAATGTTGAAAATATGGATATTGAAAATGTTGAGGTTGGTATAAATAAATCTTATGGTCAAGAAATGACAGCTATTTCTGGAATTAGATCTGCAGGAGACAAGCTTAAATTGTTTCTTTCTGCTCTACCAATATTAGAAGACAATAGAATTAAAACAGATGCTTATGGTTTTGAACAATTCTATGATTATGAAAGAATATATTATCAGCTAGAAATTTACTTACTTGAAAAACCAACGTTTGAAGAGCAGTATGATGAAATAAAATATCTGGCTACTTATAAGCCTGAGATGTATCAAGTATTAAAAGCTTTGGATACTTTAAAAGGTGAAAGTGGAGAGCAGATAAAGAAACAATTTAGAACTAACTTCTATAAACAACAATTAAAATTTAAATTAGTATTGTTTGAAAAAAGTAGAGCTGACGGAAAATATAGTTTCAAGATAGTTGATTCTAATAGGAAAGATATAAAAAGATCTATTACTAGTGATTGGACAAATAATTTGATAGACCCATCTAGAACTAAAGAGAATCTTGTTAGATTTGAAAATTCAGAATATAAATTAGATCAAGATAAAATAAAGAAATTAGTAACTGAGTTTGAGAATACAGCTTTGACTGAAGACTATGCTTTTAACACATTATACAGATTAGGTATTGAATTTAAAAGAGAAGATTTTTCTAAAGTATATAAATCAAATGAGGGAATAATCTCAACTAATATAAAAAATTACTTAAACTCTTTAGCTTCAAAAGAAGTTACTAGAAAAGGTAGAGAAGCATTTGAATGGTTTGTTAACCAGCAAGTAGTATTTAACCAAAGTTTATTTACACAATCATTTAACAATACTGAAAATTCGATTGTATATTCAATACAGAATAACAGTTTCTCTAGTAGATTAGTAAATAAATTAACTAAGGGGAATAATAGTGGATTCATTAATGATCTAAAGAGAGATCCTATTTATAAGTACTTAAGTATGCTTGAAGCTCCTTACATAGCTAAGAGCTTAAGAACTTTTGCTATAGATGGTTTAAAAGATGGCGTTGGTGAAAATATAGGCAAAAAATATAGAAGCATACATCCAGATGATTATACAGCTATGGCTATTGCAGCTTATCTTAATGAATCAGGAAATCAATCTACTCAAGGATTAAGTACTGCAATTTACACACCTATAGTACCTTCTGAGAAAACTCAAGCATTCCTAAACCAAGGACCTAAATACTTAGGATTCATAATTAATGAAAATGGAGTATTAGAAGAGACTTCTGATACACAAAGATTTAATAAGATCTTCTGGTTAGAAGCAGATAGAATAAAAAGAGCAAATAAAGATAGAGATTTATATAATTCTGAAACAGAATTGATTAATCAAGGTAGATTAGATAAAAGAACTTTTAATCCTAATCCAAATTATCATGGTAAAAATTTTAATGGTAATGCTTACAAATTCAGTATATTAAATTATTCTAAGGCTTTAGATCCGAAAGGAGATTTATATAATGCAATATTTAATGAATTCAATAATTCTGAATTGGATGCTTCTCAGTTTTTTGGAGATTCTAGAAAATTTGTAAAAGAAATAAATGCTGAAATACTTACAATACTAAATAACAAATATAAAAACCAACTAGATAGTCTTATTGATTCTGGTATAATAAAAACTTCTTCAGAAGGATTGTTAACTTCTAATGTAATAGATCTAGCTTCTTATAATCCTCTTCAGCAAATAAGTGAAGATTCTAAATTAAAAAATCTAGTTGCAGAATTCACACTAAACACTAGTTTGTTTAATATAGAATACTCATTGTTAATGAATGGGGATCCTGCTTATTACAAGGACAAGAGTGATTGGGCTAAAAGGTTTTATCAATCACAAGCTGAAACTAGTAGCTATGACTCTAGTGATTTTGAAGATGGTAGGATACAAATAATGGCTTTCAATGATATTGAAGAGTCTTTAAATAAAGATTCTTATAATGATATTATTGAAATGACCAAAGATTTGCCTAATAATGCTACTACTAAATCTATTCTAGACTCTGATTATTCAGAATCTAATAGTATTAATGTAGCTGATGCCCAGTTTTATGTCAGTGATGATTTATATGCAAAGTTATTGAAATCTCAAGGTAAGACTACGTTTGAAATATCAAAAGCTTTAGCAATAGGTAATGGTAGTACTCAGGGTATTAATTCTAGAGATTATCATCAACAATTATCTATTCTTAAAACATTCACTTATGGAGTTCAATGGAATGACAATACAGCTAGATATGAACCTATACAGATTAAGTGTGCCGTATTACCACTTACACCATCATTAGTAGCAGACAATCCTTTATTAAAAAAGAGTTTGGATAGGATGAAAGCTAATCCAGATGGTCCACAAGCAATGGCATTTAAATCTACTTTCAAAGCTTTACAACCAAGCTATCAAAATATTGAGGATGTAGAGAATTTTGATATAAGCAAGGTTGTTAATTTAGAGGTTGAGAATATGGGTCTTCAAGTTGATAATCCTAACCATGGGTTAGACGGAGAGAATAGTTCAACTAGACAATTAAAAATGTTATTCTATGGTATGTTAGATAATGAAACTTCTTATAATGGAGTTTTAGGAAAAGATATTAAGTATGAGTTACAACAATTAGAGTCTAAGAATAACTTAGAGTCTTTAAATAAATTACTAGATCTTTTTAACAGAAAAGATGAAAGATTACTTAGAATGATTCAAGAAGCAGCTACTAAGAGAAATGCTACTTCAATTGTTCAGAAGGTATTTGATATTGATCCAAATACTGGTGATTTTAGATACCCTCTTGATACTCTACCAACTAGACAAACTATAGAATTACTTTCAAGTATATTCACTAAGAATGTAGTTTTACAAGAATTTAGAGGTGGTGCTATGGTTCAAGCCTCAGCTTTAGGTTTTCAATTCAAATCTGAATTTAGTAATCTTGAGGAACAACAAGCATTGGTAGAAGGAACTAAGGAGTTATCTGATATACAAACAAGTTTAAAATGGATAAGGAAGGAAGATGATACTAAAATAGATTATATTGAAGTAGCTCTTCCATATTACTATTCTGATTTTTTAGATAATAACGGTCAATTTAAAAAAGATATTCCTGAGGAATTATTAAGGATAATTGGTTATAGGATTCCTACAGAAGGAGCTCACTCAATGTTACCACTTAAGGTAGTAAAATTCTTACCTAAAGAATATGGTAATGTCATTTTGTTACCTTATGAAATTACCAAGCAGATGGGAGCTGACTTTGACTTTGATAAGATTTATTTCTTATCAAGAGAATATTATATGAAAGGTAAAGCTTTAGAAGTATATAAATATTCTACAAACCCAGAAAATACTGATTTAAGATATGAACAATATATTAACAGTGTATTAAATGAGAACAAGGAAGCTTTAAAAGTTAAGAGAGATGCTAGAGAAGATGCTAAAGCAGTTAATAAATTAGCTAGAGAAGCTGGAGAAGAGGAATATAAGTATACATTCCAAGATGATATTAATCTATTAGTAGATGAAGGATATATTATTTCTAGAGAAGATTTTAACAATCTTGGTATTGAAGACCAATTAACTAAAGAAGCTAGGAATAATAGAATCTTAGATTTATATACAGCTGTGTTGAGAGATGTTAATACATTAAACTCACTTATTGCTCCTTCTGGTCCTGGAGATATCTCATTAGTTTATAATGAGGTAGCTAAATATAAAACCAAAGAAACTCAAGATTATTTTAGTTTCTTAGGACAATTAGGAATTAAAAAATTATTTGATGACATTATAGGTTTAAAAGGTCAATCAGCACTAAAAGTTACAGGACACTCATTTGTTAGTTTAGGAAACTTAATAGCAAATGAAAATCCATTTTCTTATAGAGAAGGTGAGAATGTAACTAGTGTTTCTAGCCTGTCTCAGACAGAAAGTAGACAAGGTAATAAAATAGTTGAAGAATTATCTTCTATGATGGCTGCTATTTTAGATGCCGTTAAAACACCAACAATGCTACCATACTTAAATATATCTTCAAAAACTATTAATATATGGTCTACAATAGTTAGATTTGGTATGGGGACTAAAGTAGCTTCAGAATTCACTGCACAGGAATCTGTAGGTATAATATCAGAAAGATTGATGTCTAATGATAAACAAATAAAAGATGGTAATCAATTTAATAACAAAGTAGTAGATGAAGTATTTGATTTATACAAATCTAAATTCTTAGCTATTTATAATAATTATGATCCAGGAGACATATCATTACAATTATTTGGTAGATCTTTTAGTGATACTAAAACCTTAAATAATTTATTAAATTCTACCGTAGTTGATTTGGATAAATTAACTATTTATACAGGTAAATCTGAAGATGTAGTTAGAAAAGAATTAAAGGATGAGAAGCTATTATTAGATTTTTATCTTACTCAAATGAATGTAGTTAAATCCTTCCAGAACCTTGAAAGCTTATCTAAGAAATTACAGCAAGTTGACAGTATATTTGGATTGAATAAAGAGGTTGGCCCTACTTTTGAAACAACTAATGGTAAACAAGAGGTAATAAGTGAAGTTAATACCTATGAGGCAGATGAGGATGGATCTGGAGTATTTATAGGTATCCAGGATCTTCTTCAGGAACCTATTATTAACTCATACATTAATATCAATACTGAATTCTTTAATCAACTAAACGACAGGTTTGGGTTTGCGAATGAATACTATAATTCAATAAAAAGATATATTGCAAAAAATCTAAATGTTAAAAATGATAGAGGATTAACAGGATTAAAGCCTAAGGATAGAGACTCAATTAATTCATTTATAACAACATATTTAGATGCATATTCAACAATGGCTGATAGCTATAATACTTCATCTGATGAATCAGGCTTCACTGATACTGAGTTAGTAGATGAAATCACCAAATTGAAATCTCCAAAATTTGATGAAAAATATGAATGGAAGATATTTGGTGGTAAAACTATTAAACAATCTACAAAAAGAATGTTTGAAGAGTCTTCTTTAATGCAACATCTTAAAACTAGAATTCTAGATAATTCTAATATAAAGGTAATATCTCTAAAAGGTAATAGACTTGAATTGTCTCAAAAAGAAAAGATTATTGCTGATATTAACAAACTCTATAAAAACCCAAACAGTAAAGGCTTAATAGAAGGTTTAGTAAATCATAGTTTTAAATATTCAGGCTTTTATACAGGACTAGATAGCTATCATAGTTTAATTGATCCTGAGATTTTACAAGAAATGGGATTTGTTAAGAATAGACAGATATTAAAAGAAATTATCAATTCAAATAGTGATAATACAATTAAAAGTGATATATTTGTAGGTAGATTAATTGATCAACTTATCAGAAATAATGTGAAGCTAACAAAAACATTTGACTTGGATTTAGTAAAAGGAGATTCTTTGTTTATTAAAACAAGCGATGGATTCAGAGTAAATTATGAAACTACACATCCTAGGAGTACTGAGTTATTTAAATTAGATGATAATGGAGAATATATTTTAAATGAATATATTAGAATATATTTAGATGATAAAGCACAAGGATTTAAAGGTAGTAAATTGTTTAAGCTAGAAGGTAATGTTTATAAAGAAACTAGTAAGTTGGGAATACCAGGACATTTGGTTGAGATAAATCCATTCTTTGATTTACAAAAATCAACCTATCAACCAAATAACTATACTAAGTTTGGTACAGTAGTTAAAGAATTAACTCCATCAGAAGAACAAGTAGTAGAAGGAGAGAACAATGAAGCTAATGAAATTAAAGATGAGTATAGTAGCATGACTTCTGATGATATGGATATATTAAACCAACAATCATCAGACATAATTAATCCAGATAATATTACTCCTGATGAGGAGTTACCAGATAATATAAAACCTTGTTAATATGAGTTGTAGACAACATTTCACTAATCAAATAATTCTAGATATAAAGGATACTATAGGAGTTGGTAGAACCTCAGCTAAAGAATTGAAGTCATTAAAGATTCTATTACCAGTAGGTGGAATTAATAATGCAAATGAAAAGCTAGCTTCTAAAGCAAATACTTACAAATGGGGCCAGTCTATTCAGAAAACTATTAATAGTAAATACAATTCTAAAGTATACGGTAATCTTATAGATTTAGATAATAACTCTAATCCCTATGGAACTATACTTAATATTACTATACCATCAAAGCTTATAGATGGTTATGAAAAGAAGTATAATCAAACTGGATTAGCTCAAATTTCTAATACTGAAAATCCTGTTAATGAAAAGTTAAACGAAAGATTATCTTCAATCATAGAGGGGTTAGGAGTAAAAGTCGAATTCTTGGATAACTTTGATAAGTCAGACATAATAGGGTTATGGAATCCTATTAATAACCTAATACAAGTATCTAAAGACAAACAAGATGAGTCTACACTTTCTGAGGAGGTGAGCCATGCTATAATTGATGGTCTTCCAAATGATCCTGCAGTTATAAACTTGATAAAAAATATAAATAAGCTAGGTTATAAGACTATTTTAGCAGAGGAGAGTAGTGAATATGAAGAGTTATACAACAATGATATAAATCTCTTAAATAAAGAAGCTGCAGGTAAATTATTAAGTATAGCCCTAAGAGACAACTTTGAAAGTAATTCACCAGAAGTCTCTAAATTTTATAAGATATGTAAGATGATCTTTAACAAGATTAAACTCTTATTTAGATCAATATCTTCTGAAACTGTTGATTCTATACAAAAAGAGGTAGATGAAGTAACTAATAAAATTGCAAAATCGTTTTTATCTGATGAAATTAAAGAGCTAGACTTTAGCTATGAAACTGAAAAAGCTATTTTATTTCAAGTAAAAGGAGAACCAAAATTACAAAAGAAAGATAAATATATTCAACAGATAGTTGAGTTGAAAAGAAGTATTGCTAGGAACGAAAAGTCTCTAAACAATATTGATAAAAAATCAGTAGCTTTTGCTCAACTAGAAGAGAAAATTAATTTAATGAAAATTGCCTTACAGGATTATTTATTAAATAGTAAAGAAGATTCATTAAGACAAACTGCATTATATCAACTTCAATTGATAAAAGGATTAATAGATGCATATGATTCAGGTCATAAACCATCTACTAATGATATAAAAATAGCCTATGATACCTTACAATCTTTAAAGGATATTGTAGGTCTAGAGACTTACGTATTCAAAGCTACAGAAGATCCTGAATTAGATGCTAAAAAGTTACTGGATTCTGTATCAGATATTCAAAGAGAATATGCTGTAAAAATAATTCAAGAACACTCTAATGAAGAAGTAAAGCCTACTGCAGAAGATATAGACGAACAAACTACAGACATAAATAAATTTACAATGGGTTTTGGTACGTTGACCAATCTGACGAATTACATTGCCAGAACTATAGGTAGTTTAATTAAAGCAGCTCAAATTAGAGTTTCTAAGAAACAAGGAGCTTTATATGAGGAGATTAGAAAAAATGTAGATAATCTTAAAAAGTGGGGTAAAAGAAACAATGTCCAAGATAAGGACTTGTACAACATTTTTCTACAAAATAATAGAGGAACTACAGTTTTAGTTAGAGAATATACTGAAGAATTTTATGAAGATCTATATAAAGGATTTAAAAATAATAATTGGAAAACTTTAGCAACTAGAAATTCAGATGGTACTTATATACCATTGAACTTAAAAAAATATGAAAACCCTAACTATAAAAAGATACAAGGAGATAAGGATTTAAAAGCATTCTATGAATTCTATCAGAAGACTATGTCTGAATCAATTGATAGACTTCCAACACATCTCTTAAAAGGTATGGGAGGAAGTTATAAAAATGGATTTGTAGCTAATATAGGTAGAGATGATTTACAACATTTACTAAATGCTTCAACATTCTTTGGTAAAGCTAAACAGTTATTCTCTAATATCACAAACATAAGAGTAAGAGAAGTATATAATGACGATTTTATTAGAGATGAGATACTTTCTAAAGATGAAATTCCTGTAAAATATCTAAAGAAGATAGCTTCTGAGGATAAGTCTAATGACTTAGGAGAAGCTTTATATAAATTCGGAGCCTTTACAATTAGTCATGAAGAGTTAACAGAAGTATTACCACAAGCAAGATTGCTTGAGAATCAATTATTAGCTAAAAAAAGTCTTGTTAAAGCTTCTAATCCTACTGAAACTGTAAATACAGAAGACAGTAACTTAGCCAAAATAGTTAAGAAGACTATTGAGATGCAGTTACTTGGTAAAACAAAAGAAGATCAAGGTAAGATCACTATTGGAGATATATATGATGAGAGTGGGGAAGTAATAGGTAAGAAGCATATTGCTGCTTCTAATATTGCTGATTTTGGATTGAAATACAACAGTTTACTTAGGATTGGATTTAACCCATTCAATGCTATAACTAACGTTGTTATTGGTGAGGTTAGTACAGCAATGGAAGCTATAGGAGGTAGATATTTCAATAAGAAAGATCTAACTGATGCTACAGGTATATTTTTCAAAGAAATAAACAACAAAGAATCTAAGTTAAAGAAATTATTAGAAGTATTTAATCCACTTCAAGAGTTAGAAGATTATGATTATGCTAAAAATGTTAGTATAAAATCTAATATTGAAGAGAAGATAAAAAGCTTTCTATATACTCCTCAGAAAACAGGAGAGTTATTTTTACAGAGCAGATCTATGATTGCGATGCTAAAACACAAGAAATTTAAAGTTGGAGAAGCAGAAGTCAGTTTTTGGGATATATTAGATGATAACGGTGAGTTAAAAAAAGAATATGAATCCTTAATGACAAAGGAAGAATTAGATAATCTTATTACTTCATTTTCAGCTAAAATTCAAGGAGTTAATTCAAAGATGCATGGTAGGTATTCTCAGAGAGATGCAGCTATTATTAATCAGAATATTCTTTGGAGAATGGCTTTCCAATTTAAAAAATGGATTCCAGCAGCAATAGAGACTAGATTTGGAAGTAAACAATTTGATAATATAACTCAGGATGTTCAAGAAGGAAGATGGAATACAATGGTTAAACTTCTGTTAAACTATAAAGATACATATTCAAGGTTGCAGAGAGGTGAATTAGAAGAATATGAAATTTATAATTTCAAAAAGAGTAGCACTGAATTAGTAATTCTTATTGCAACAATAGTTTTATACTATGGATTAAAATGGGATGATGATGAAGAAAGAAAGAATGATCCTTGGTATAAATTTACTATGGATCAGTTAGATAAAGTTTCTGGAGATTTATTATTCTTATCAAATCCTAAAAATGTAACTAAATTAACTAAGTCTCCATTTGCTATTACTAAACTAGCAGATCAAATATTAGACTTAGGATCTTCTTTACCAACTTTATTAGGTTATGGAGAAATGGATTATCAATCTGGTCCTAATAAAGGACATAACAAAGTTGTAACAAACATAATTGGATTAACTCCTGGTGTAAAACCATTTGGAGAAGTTGCTAAAATGTTTAATGAACAAAAATATAGAGAATATCACTAAAATATAAAAAACAGAAGATGCTTATTTAACATCTTCTGTTTTAATTATTTCACCACTTTCTTCAAATACAGAAAGTTCAGTATACTCACTAGATCTACCATACCTCATTAAGTGGGTAGTTCCACCAGTAACACCTACAGTGTTGCATTTACAATACTTAACAGTATCATCATTAGATTCTAATATTTGCTTACACTTATTACATTGAATTTTGTTTACTAATATTTCCATAATATTTACCAATTTATTTTTACTTCCAGTAATTTGTTGGCTTCATTAAAACAATCTCTATAATTCCAAGTTCTTTTCTGATAACTTGCAGCTACAGGATGTTCACATTCTAAAATTTTGCTATTTTTTATAATAGCTTTAAAGCTTTGAGCATCTTTTCCCCATAACATAAATATTATACCTTTCTTATCAAGCTCTTCAATAGTTCTAACTATAAAGCTTTCCCACCCCATTCCTCTATGACTACCACTTTTTCCTGAATCTACTGTTAAAACAGAATTGAGAAGCATAACACCCTGTTCTGTCCAAGGAGTTAAGTTAGTCTTAAGATCTTTTCCTAAGGCTTCTCTAAGTTTAACAATTGTAGGAGTAACTTTCCCTGAAGTAGAGAAAGCTAAACCATGAGCTTCACTAGGATTTATATATGGATCTTGTCCTATAATACAAATCTTAACCCTACTATAAGGAGTAAATTTATAAGCGTTAAACACGTCAGTACTTGCTGGATAAACAGTATTCTTAGTTCTTCTTTCTTGAATAAAAGCACTTAACTTTGACATATAAGGTTTAGTGAATTCATCTTTTAAAATAGAATACCATTCCTTACCTAAATATTCGCTTAGTCTATTCATAATTAGTTTGTTTTCTCATTGTGATGGTCAACTATTTTGACAGGAATTTTGGACATTATCTGCATAATCTCATCTATATGATAAGGAAATAAATTATTAGTATCAACTCCAACATCCATAGATCTACCTAATCCTGGTAGTGTATTATGAGAATGACCATATAGATGTATAATACCATGGTGAGATTGATTCCAAACTCTATGACTATAGTGTGATAAAAAGAACTTCTGTTTACCTACAACTCCAAATTTTCTATCAACATTAACAGAAATTTGTTTCACATAATTACAACTTGCAAATAATCCTCTATAAGGACTATCAGAAGGCTCAATATGTTGATCGTGATTACCAAATATCAAATGAATTTCTCTACAGTTTATTTGATCTCTAAATCTTTTAATGTTCTCATGTCCTCCAAAAGACCAATCTCCTAAGTGATATAAAATATCATCAGATTTAACTACACTATTTATACTCTTTAATAAGGCATAGTTGTGTTCCTCTAGAGTGTCAAAATCTCTAGTACTTTGATGAGATCCAGTAAGATCCCATCCAGAAGTACCTCTAACTATATTCTTATGTCCAAAATGGGTATCACTAGTGAACCATATATTTCTTTTGGTCTGATCCATAATAATCTTGTCTAATTTTAATTAATAGTTTCATAAAAAATCCTCTTTCTACCTTATCAGGTAAATCAGAGGAATTAAATTCTCTGTACAAATCATCAATCAACAAAGTAGCTTTGTCTAATAACTTCTGTAAATCATGTTTACCTTTTCTTATTTCTATAAGAAATTCAGCATTTGGTCTTCTTACATTTATTGTTTTCTGCTTTGCAATTTCTATACCAGTTTCTAGTAACCTATAGCAGTGAAGTAAATTTTTACCATCAATCTTTTGACCATGGTCTTCAACATCAATATATCTTTGTACATTTCTGTTCTTTAACCAGTCACTATACTCTCTATAATCCTTACAATGTTTAATGTAACCATCTTTATTATAAGATATTACAGTAGAATTTAAAGTCTGATCTTTTGGAATAGAACTAAGTCTCAAGTCATTGCTAGTTTCTTCATGATTAATTATACCATGATATCCTAATGTACCATTAGAAGGATATATGAAATAAAGATCTCTAGCATTGTTTATTACAGATACTCCATAGTATTCTTGCTTTTGGCTATGAAAATCTCTTTGAGTTAGTAACCATTCCTTCAATGGTTTAGTACCAAGTAAAGTTATTACATAACAAAAATCTAAAGGAGTCTTTCTAATCATATTAGATGTCTCCCAATTCATTTTCTTATTTAATCCTTTAGCTTTTTCTATCTGAGCATATGCATAACCTCCAAAAGAATGTTTACATGATTTTGATAAAAACTTATCTCTTTCTTTCAAAAGTAAATCAAATACAGGAGCTTTGAAAATAATACAGTCTTCAGGAGAATATAATATTTCAAGCATTGTTGGATTTCCTGTACAACACAAATCAATAAATCTTCTAAGTTCATAGTAACATTCATCTTTATTTACAGAATACTGCTCTTGATAACCATTTACAATAACATCTTCTGGATCTTGTAGATAAACACCTTTGAAATCTTCATCAGAACCTTCTATATTTGTACCATAAGCATGAGAACCAACTCTAACCTTGAATATTATATCCTTCATCTTTTTAAAGTTCTAAATGATTTCTAACCTTATTGTCTATTTTCATTATATCCTCTACAGATATATTATAATGATTCTCTAATTCCTTCTTAAAATTATAGTAAGTATCACCAGTGATTAATTTTAAATCATGCCCATGATCTCCATTATCAAATGGACTAGGGCAACTACATCCAGAATCACTATCATAATAAAGATCACCCGTATCTAACTTCTCCCAAATACAAAATATATCAAATTCATAAGAACCTGCAGTATCTATATATTCAAATATCTGTAATCCACATTTCTCAGGACTATAATATGGATTATCATCAAACTTTAAATTTGTCATATTTACTTTTATTAATTTTATTATAATTTTTATACATTTGGTTCATAATTCTAATTGGAATCCATTTACCAGTTTTAAAGTATCTAACTACATTTCTATAGTGAGCCTTTGATAAGGATATATCAAAAAATTTAATTTTGATATTAACGCCAATACGCTCATATCTGTTTATAATTTCATCAATATATTTCTCTTTGCAATGTGTATTATCTAAAATGATTTTACAGACCGCTTTTCTATTTAGAAGATTATTTACTCTATCACTAAATTTTCTAGTAACAAAATCTTCACTTGCTTTAGTATATTGATTTTTACCATACTTTTCTCTTATTCTATCTCTAGAAACAGAAGAAATACATTGACAAAGAAGACTTAATTGTTGTTTAGCTGTATACGTTGACTTACCACTACAAGGTATGCCGACTAATATTATCAATTCTTTAGTATATCTAATTCCCATAAATAAATGTTTTAATGGCTATCAGTAGTTCCATGTTTTTCACCATAAACAAGATAGTCTGGATTTATAACTTTCGAGATTTTTCTTCTATCTCCAGTTGCAGATTTTACTACTATACCTTCATGTGGCACTTTACTACCTTGAATAAATTGATCAAATACTAATCCATCTTGAATTTCTTTAGACCATCGGCCCATGTATAAATACTCTACTGTATCACAAATATTTAGATTTGAGTTTAAGTAGTGAAACTCATGATCAGCACAATACTCTCCATCAATTTGAATATCAAAGGACTTTAATACATATTCATGAGGAGAGCCATAATCATAGTTCTTTTGGATTCCTTTACCAAAAATCTCTCCATAAAGTATTACTCCCTTACCTAAGGTAGATGGACTAAAGTTAGATCTAACAAATTTCCAGAGTCTATGCTTAATATAATATTTCTCAGCTACAGTAGCCCAAACATCAGTATCGTAAAATCCTTGAGAATCAGAACCTTTTTCAACATTATGAGATCCATAAACGTATTCATAAGCTATCCAAGTATTACCAAAGAACTTTCTAATTCTATCTAGTATAGACATTCTATGTTTTTTAACAATCCCATATCTAGCATTAGTCCCATGAATTTTACGAGTAATTACTACATCATCACCATCAGCAAACATGTTAGGAACATTCTTTTGATTTGGAAACTTATAATATATCTCAAAAGCAGGATTGCCTTTATATTTTCTAGTTTTACCACTAGCTAATTGAATATTTCTTACAGGTGGTTCATATTTAAAGATACCTAATGTAGGCATCCAGTCAGATCCTTCTTTAACTAATTTAGGACTTCCAAAAACATCATTTAGAGGAATTAGTATACATTCACTGTACACTCCTCTAAGCTTCACAGTTCTCACTCTTGACTTATTTCTTAGATAAGATATAACACCCCATTTAGTAGCTAAGTCTTCAGGTATTACTGCATCTGTTGTTATGCATAAAATTAAATCCCCTTCCTTATGTATTCCTTTTTGGACTACTGAAGTCCACCCATTAACTGTACAAAGCTCTATTTTGTCAGCTCCCTCTATGGGTTCAATCTTATTAATTTTGTTTATAAAACAAACTGAGTCTAAATTTTCCATTTATTATGTTTAATATTTATATTTAGTTAGTGTTCCCTACAGGATCTGAACCTGTGACCTTCACGTTATGAGCGTGTTGCTCTACCACTGAGCTAAGAGAACAAAAGAAACCAGACGACTTTAGCTTTCTGGATTAATATAAGCATTGGGCTGAACCATCTTATATAGCTACCTATAATTAGCATATGACACATATAGGGTACTCAACTTTCATTTAATCTACTGGTGAGTATAACATCTCCATTCAATTAAAGAGGAAGAAGTTGGTGCAATAAGATATTCCTATACTAGAATAGTAGTTTCTTTGCGTATAAATTTTCTTGCAGAGTTGTTTAAAAAAGATGTTAAACAGTTCGCCCTTTCTACTAAATCAAATTTTTCTGCAATTGTTAATCCACTTAAATCCTCTGGAGTAGCGGTTTTATATTTTTCGGTATCAAGTTTTATATTAGAATTACCAAGTCTAGAGTAAGATTTAGACTCACTGTCCCAAACTGATTCAAATTCAATTATTAAATTTTTCATATTTTTTTAAGTTTAATTTAATTATAAAATCTAGATTTTTAAAGAGCTTCTTGATTAGTAAACTCATCCTTACTACTCAACTCTTGAAACTTTAACTCCTTTTATGCCATTTTCTTCTATATTAGAAGTACTGAAAGTCTTATTTCTATTAACATTTTTAGACTTTTGCATACTTAATATATCACACAAATCTTTTACAGTTTTATTTGGTATAAAGAAACTTTCATCAACTTTAAGATCTGTAATTGGACATTTGAAAGATCCTCTTCTAGCTCGCATATCTATTTAACTTTGTTCTAATTTGATCTAAAGTAGTTTCTCTAACTAATTTTCCATCTTTGAATACAGTAGTTAATAATTGTATCATATTACCTTTTCCAGATTCTTGTTCCCAAGTACATTGATCCACTACACCAATAGCATCTTTAATTACATTATTAGTGTTTTGCCAACCCTGTGTTACTACTAATAATCCTTTTTTAGATTTCTTAGTACCATCATCAGTAATAGGATCTTTAAAGATTTCTTTCCATTCTCCATTTACTTCACCTCCAGTAGCTTTCATTGCAAACCCAAAAGTATCTCTAGTATTGTATTGATAAGTATAACTTCCTATACCTAATACTATATTAGTACTAGCAAAACCTTTAGCTTTTAATCTTTCACAGATTTGAATAGCTCTTTCTGTAGTAATAGAATCACCATAGATGGCTCCAATACGAGAATCTAGTACTTTGTATCCTTGTGTATTGACAGTACCACCAAAAATATCCCAAAGAAGTTCTATAACTCCATGCCTACTTTCATATGTCAAATCCTTACCAGTCTCCTTGTCTCTATAATTAAAACCTTTATCTTCTGGTCTAATTATTTCAAGCTCATCTAGCTCATAACCACATATAATCCTTATAGGATCTCCAGAATCAGGTCTAATTACTAACTTACCATCTCTAGCCAATATTTGCTCTTTAATTTGAGGTAAGAAGTCACCTATAACTTTCCATAAATTCCAAGTATCAGATACCACAGATAGTATACCTTTTGGATATAAATCTAATAATCTTTTAAAGGTTTCTATTTCAGATTCCTTCTCACCCATACACATAACAGAATGTTCAGTAGCAGGGACACTAGCTCCAATTAATCCTTCAGCTTTATAACTAGATTCAAGTTTATAAATAGCAGGAATAGTATCAGTCCCAGTAAAGGATAATAAATGTCCCATCCCACTAAGAATAGCTGATTCAGGGCTAGACATACCACGCATACTAAAATCATGACCTTGCCATTGAACACCTTCAGTACTTCCTGTAGTTTCAATTGCATACTTTTCAAGTATTTTCTTATATTCATAGGCTATTGTTGCTGATGTTACAGGTTGCCATAACATACAACTAATTAAGGTTTCTAAATAATTAACTAACCATGCGAAATCTGCATGGGTATTAGTAATTGTTAACATAGGAACTCCAATTGGACATAAAGTACCTTCTTCTAGAGCTTTAATTTCAATAGGTAAGTAACCCAAATCCCATAAAGCTTCAATATGAGTGGTATCTACATCACAGTGTCTTTTATATTCAGTAATTACTCTTTGTTTAGTATCATCTAAAATAAAATCTTTGCCTATCTCCTCAAGTTTCTTTCTGTTTCCTAATGAAAAGTAAAAAAACTCTTTATTAAATTTATCAATTAAATATTCTAAAATGAAATGCTGTATACCAAATACAACTACTTCATCTATACCTGCAATTCTAGATTTACGAGGAGTAAAGTTAGAATATAGTTTTGTCATACCTTCAGGATACATCCTAGTATGATGAATTTTGTAGCTATCTACAAGTAGTAATGGATTCATTATTCTGATAGTATTAGATTTAATTTATTTGCTACTTTAGTATTATGATTAATTACATCATTTAACTTGGATTTCTCAATTTCTAATTTAGTAATCTGCTCATTTCTAACATTTACAGCTTCTTTAGCCTGATTATTAACCTCTGATAATTCGTTAATGGTTCTGGTAAATACATCTATTATAGATGCACTTTTGTCACAGATAGATTTAACATCATTAAACCCTACTGCTTTTTTAATTTGTTGTAGCATATTTTAGTTTTTTAAATAATAATAAGTTATAAATAATTGTATATAATGTAGTACCTGATCAAATCCTATAGATACAAAGAAATTATGTACTTTTCCTTCTGACCATAATTTAGTATTTAATCTACTAGTAAAATAATCAGTTAAAGTATGAGCTAAAAAAGTTATTACAGGAAACCACATTAATGATGGTCCTATATGACAGATATTATTATAATCCATCAATCCCATAAAACTAATAGGAATGCACCAAGTCAAACTATAGATTCCTGTATGAGATAGTAAATCTATCCAATTATTACTTTTTCCCTTAGCTTGCTTATCTGTTTGTAATACAAAATCTGCTATCCAATGTATTATTATTATTGTAAATATTTCTATTAATGTCATAATTATTTGTCTAATCTTATACCAACCATAACAGGAAATCTAGGGATACCATCATCCGTATATTCAAAGAATCTGAGTTCTGCAGTTTTGTTAATATAATTTTGTTTGTTTGTTAAAAACTCTTCTCTTTCTTCATGAGAATATTTCATACCAGAGCTAAACTTTTTACCATTTATTTCAAATATGGGTTGTCCCCAAGAAGGTCTTTGTTCTGATGGTATAATGTCTACTATAGAAAGAGCAATATCTTTAAAATCTTTATATTTCAAAAGATTACTACTTCTACCATTGATCTTGTATCCATTGTCTCCCCATCTTATGATAGAACCTTCATATCCACCTGAAATATTCAAAGAATGAAACTCTTTAAGTTCTTCCTCACTATTAATTTTGTAAGTAGAAACTTCACAACAAGTTTTTAATCCTTTTAGATATTTTCTAAAAGTTCTCAGATGAAATGCACTGTCTGTAATGATATCATAAACATGAAACTTTATTAATTCTGAGGTATTTTCTCTCAACTTTTTAATCAATTTCATATTCTCTTGAAAAGTAAGACCATGAGCATATAGTTCACCATCTAGAATAATATATTCTTTTATTGAAGATAAATCATTCATAATATGTTGCATATTTTCAATAAGTTTACCATCTCTACTAATTAGAGTAACAGTACCAGATTTAATATGTGCTAGACACCTCATTCCATCTAATTTAGGTTGAATATAAGCATTAGACCAATCTATCTTCTTACATTCAGAATGATAATCTTTAGCTAACATTGGTAATATAGTATTATCTTTTTCTAGATCTTCTAACGTCAGGCAATAACCTTCAGTTAACTTATCAGCAATTTTGCTATTCATTTCAGATATAGCTTGCTCTTGTGGAGTAGTCACATTACTTCTACCTACATTTTTAGCCTTACAAGTTTTTCTATGTTCTACAGGACTTTCCGTACCTACAATACCAGATGCTTGTACTAATTCTGAACCTTCCACGGATATTTTAAGATATCTTATTTTACCTTTAGTATCCTTTTTATAAAGTATTTGCATAATTAAGTTGTATAGGGTTCATTAATCACTTCATAAGTATCTTCAAATATATCTTTTCTAACTAACCACTTATCTTCATGATTACCAAAAACAATATAATGTTTTCCGTATTCTCCATATAATAGTTTACCTTCTAATGTTTGAATAAAGGGAGTATTCTTTTCTCCAAATTCATCATTAGTTGGAACTAATCCATCTTCATCCCCTGGTTCAAATAATTTGAACTTTACAGGAATTGGTTTTTTAATTGCTGATTGCATTTCTTTTAAATATTAATTTTTTATAGGTTTTTCTTTTACCTAATACTACAGCAGATACATTTCTAAAATCATACTCTTTATCTTTCATATCCTTATTACCAAATAGCTCATCTATTTGTTTATTAGTAGAATCAAAAACTAAAATAGAAGATTTGAATCTACAAGATTCTTTTCCTATTTTAGTTTTCTTTAATCCTGTTATATGAGCATGTAATTGGTTTTCAGAATTTGTATTCCATTCAAGATTCCAATCATTGTTGTTAAGTTTATTACCATCTTTGTGATTAACTTGAGGTTTATTTTCAGGATTGTCAATAAAATGAATGGCTACTAACCTATGAATTCTAAAACTTAATTTTTGATCTTTATAAGATAATCTAATTCTAGGATACCCTCTTTTATCTAAACCAAATTTTAGAATGTTTCCTGTAATATGATTTTTTACTTTTCCCTCATTTGATATTTGATAATTATTACCAAAAATACCATTTATATTTTTCCATTGTTCCATATTACAAATGTATATAAAAATGATGATATAATCTAATATTTATCAAAATATATTTAATTGATATACCTTAGGTATATTATGTTCTTTTACAGAATTTGTAGTATAAATTGCATCAAACCATTTTAAAGCGTTATGCAAACCCACTGTTTGAATAGAATGAGTAACAATTAGATATTTTTTACCTTTATGGTCAACATCATTAAAAACTGCAGATATATTAATAAAAGTTTTACCATAATCAAATATGTCATCCACTATTATAATATCCTTATTTAAATCAATAGATTCGATATTAGGAACTACACATTTAGTTAACTTTCCATCTTCATCTCTTTCTTTACTACAAGTAATAATATCCCCTTTATAACCAATTTGTTCAGCTAATTTATAGATTTTATGACTAGCCCCAGCATCAGGAGATACTAATATACAATTATCCAATCCTTTATAATACCCCTTTTCATGGTATCCCAAATCATGTGTAGCCCAACTAAATAATTTTATATTAGATTCTTTGCTAAAATTATTTAAACAAGCTTCTAAAACATGAGAATGTGGATCAAGTACTGTAACTGATTCAAAGTTAAGACTATTAATAACAGGACAAATAACATCTTTTAGATAATTACAAGAACCTTGTTCAAATTGCCTATCTGATCTAGACCCTAAGAAGTAGGGAATATACAAGGTTATTTCTTTTATACCAATATTCCTTAGTGCTTTAGTGGAGCAAATAAGTAATTCTACATCTTGAAAATTATTTAATCTAGATTTTATATGAACTTGATACAGATTTCCATAATTCAAACTCCTTAAAGTCCCATTATTTACTCTAATTGTTTCATATAGAAACCCTTCATCAATAGTAATATTTTGCTGTCCATCTGGAAACTTACTTATTTTATATTTTATTTCTGATTTTTCTAGATCTACTAGATTTAATATTTTCATAATTCAATTATTATTCCCTTACTTGTCAATCCAAATTCAAACTTTCTATCTGTAACAGAAGATACATTATGAAATTTAGTTCTAAGATCATGCAAAGTACGTGTTCCTTTATTAAAACAATCCATAAAATTATGAATATGCCCAAAAATATGATGCTTTGGTCTTACTCTATAAACATGGTTAAGTAATTCTTTATCTCCACAATATTCTAATTTGTCATCTCTATCTCTTGATAAATCTAATATACCTTGAGGTGGACCGTGAGTTACAAGAATATCAGTATTTTCTGGTATTTGTTGCCATAGAGGATCTAATCTACCTTTTTTCTTCATAAAAGACCAAGTACCAAATATAGGAGTATAAGGACTACCAAATATATTTATTCCTTCTATAACAACAGACTCATGTTCTAAATATACAATACTTTTAAAATTTTCTTTAGGTCTTACTAATCTCGCTTCAATACTAGTATCATGATTACCTGCAATTAGAACTTTATATTTTACATTAAGATCATCATACCATGATAGAAAATCTACAGCTTCTTGTTGATTAAACATTGGATTTTGAATATTACTAAAGTCTCCTGCATGAATTATCATATCAATTCCAGAAAAATCCTTTAATTCCTTATGGAATCCATGCGTATCACTAATTGCTAATATCTTCATAATAGTGTTATTTAAATCTCGTTGAATTACACCAGTGTGTAGTTAAAGGTAACCTTTCTCTACATTTGTAGCATTCTACATAACCAATTAGTAAAGGCAATCCTACATTATAATGTTTTTGCCCACATCCACAAATAATTATTTCCTTTAGGGTGTAGGTGGTATCTAATTTCAATTCAGGTCCTATTTCATTAACAGGAAATGGTTTATCATTGATACAGATTATTTCTGTACCAATTTCAGGTATATTTTGTTCTTCCATAATATATTTTAAGCTTGTTTAATTTCTCTAGTTTCTAAATTCATTATAGTTAATAAATCTCCCTTACCACAGCCAGTATCAAGATTTGTTATATTGGCTACTTTCAATGGTACAGAATATCCAAAATGTGTTGTAGGAGTATGTCCTATAAATATCTCCTTAAAGTTATTTTTATTTTTAAAAGGATGAGATTCTTTAGTCTTCATATATTCCCAACCCATAGCTGCTTGTAATAGATCTCTATCCCAAAGTAAATCATTTACTTCTTGATCTTGTATCAAATGATGTCTATTAAAACCACCATGTACAAAACAATTATTATTCTCATCTATATAATAATTCAATTGGTTATTAAAGAAGTCTATATGACTCTGAGTTACATCACTTATAAAAAAGTCTGTTGTTCCATCTTCTATGTTATAAGATCTAGTTGGAATACAATGCTGAATATAAGATTCTAAAGTTTCTCTACCACCTTGATTAAATAATATATTAGGTTTATTAAGAGTAATTGAATCCCACCAAGTTTTATCGTGATTTCCTTTTATAGAAACTAAATTCTTTATTTGTAGTAATTCCTCAACTACTAAATAACTATCTGGACCACGATCTACTACATCTCCTAATTGTATTAATTTGTCATTATTATAGTCAAAATTAACTTGTTGAAGACAGCTCATCAACTTATCATACATCGCATGAATGTCACCCATTACAAAAGTTCTCATATGTTTTAATTTAAAGAACTACGAAGCTCCTCTATACTGTTAAAAATTCAATCAAAATTTTATAGTTTAAGTATAGTGGTTTTACTTCGTAGTCTATTTTTATAAATTGATTTTAATTACTAAGATATATTATCATAGCCTGTAAAGTATGTACATTATCTTTAATTTTGCCTAAAGCAAGATTACAGTCATCACATAAAATACCTCTAACTTTATTAGAAATGTGACAATGATCAACAACAAGTTTTGTAGTTGAGAAACATGTTTTACAAGTATAATTTTGTTCTTTTAATATTCTATTGTAATCATCTAATGTAATGCCATATTTATACATAAGATTTCTACTTTTACCCGAAATTAAATAATTTCGTTTAGCAGAGTCTCTAGCCTGCTTTCTAACTCTATCTAAATTTTCATTTCTATAAATGTATTTTACATTATTTGTGCAAGTTTTGCATCTTCTAGTATAACCAGAATCATAATCTTTACTCTTTTCAAACTCATTTAAATTCTTTTCACTTTTACAGATTCTACATATTTGTTTTTGCATATACAAATTTAAGAAAATATTAGAGTAAAACCTATAATGACATTAACTTTACTATAGGTGTAGTTCCAGAATCTAATACTAAACCTAAGCTAATTATAGGCTTACTAGTAAATGATTTACCATAATCAAATGCATATTCATGTCTATCTGCTCCCCAACCAACTTGTAGTCCAAATATTGCATCTTTCTCAGATACTGACCATTGTACAAAAGTTTTACTATGAAAATGCCCTTGACAAGTAGAGATTCTAGACTCCTTAGCTACTTTGAAAGCATCTCCAACACTACCATGTTTATATAATACATTATGGAATGTATGTTCAAGTTTAAATTCCCAAGTCTTAGGAGCATTAATAACATCACCAAATCCTTTTATAAAATGCTTAGATAATCCTATAGTTTTAGCCTTACGTTGAATTAGTAAGTCATGATTCCCCATTAAACTAATAGCTTTAGGGAAAGCTCTAAACCATTCTTCTAGTTGGATTCTAGCAGCACTTAACTCAGCCCCAACAGACATACCATCTACATCTTTTTCATGGTAAGACCAAGCATGACCATCAACAATATCTCCTGCAAATATAACTGTACCACAATCATATTTCTCTTGTTGTTCCTTACAAAAATCTAATACTCCTTCTTTAATAAATGGAGCATGTAAATCTGGTAAAAATATAACATTATTAGGATTTAATTGTTTCTTAATGATACTAGATTTAGTAATTTTGGTATCTTCTTGATGAATTTTATAATCAATATTAGCTTCTACTAATGCTTTTCTATAGTCGTTAACTTTAGCAGAAAATTTATTTTCAAAGGCTAGATTTACTGCAGACTTCTTTAAATACCCTGGTTTACTAAGTAACCAATCATATATCTTTTTTTGCTTCTTTGTTAGCTTCATTTTTGGATTTTAGATTAAAATAATAATTTGCTTCTAAGCCATTATTTTTCTCATTAATCATACATCCTTGTATTCCAAATATTATTGCACTTAAATGATCCTCAGATCTATCTCCATCTAGATAAGCAGCAAGATGCCTGTCAACAGACTCCAAATATTGCTCCGTAGGCATACCCTTCTCCCAATTACTGGGACCATAATTCCTGGCTCCTAAATTCATATGATAGCCAAATCTAATTCTTGTGTATCCTTTCATATCATGTATAAAAGGCTTGTTAGTATTTGAATCTCGTTGTGCACCAGATTCAAATACTCTATTTTTAATAGTATCAAGTCTGTCTTTAGCTTCTGTAATATCAGCTTTTTTGCCCATGAACTTTAACTCTTTTATTTATTCTGTGAATTTCTTGAGTCAATTGATTTGTAGATTTTCCAACTTCCTTGGAGATGTATTTATAGGGGAATCCTTGTAAATATAAAGAATATTGCTTTATCCACCTATCATCTTTAAATATCTCATCAAAGTTATCAACTTTAGATTTGATTAAGTCCTTATCAATGATAGGTTCAGCTTTTACTTCAGGTTTCTTATTAATTTTTTTTTTATTAACAATAAATATTCTCTCACTATCTGCGTTTTTCCTTATCTTATTTACAATAGAAGTAATGAAACTATAAGGAGCATCAAACATATTACCTATTTCAGTCTTGCCATAACCTTCTATATATTTGGATATAGCCATTCTTTCAGAGAATCTTAACCCACGCATATAAAAATTATAGTCAGGATGGGTCGTTATATCCTCTATTGGAAATACTTTCATGTTTTCATAATTTTTACTTTCAAATAAATAGAAATCTTTTGCTGAATCATCAATTCTATTTAGCTGTCTGTTAACATTATTTCTTACCAACCTATTTCCACTACTGTAAGCCCAGAAAGTGCAATTTTTCATTCTTTGTATGAAATTACCATATTCTATAGGTTCATGTTCCTTGTTAAAATAGTGAGTATAAACAAAAAGGAATACATCTTGATAAAGGTCTTCAGCATCATGTTTATGTTTAAACCAATGACTAGAAGACCTTTTTTGAGTAAGATTAATACAATACTCAAGTATAATTGGTTTTATCTTTAAGAAGTCATCAATTGTATAATTATTTAATGTTATATTTTTCAATGTAGTCATCTAATGTTATTGTCAGTTCTAAATCATTTTTCGGTACTTCTTTAAAAAGCTCTTTAATCAAATCACAAAATGGTACTTTATCATTAGCAGTCCATATTCTATCTATTTTATTTAAAATTGGGAAGATTCTTTCTTTAGACGTTAATCCACTATCTAATACTTCCTTTATTCCATCTTTATTCTCCATTATTGTACAGTTATAGTTTCTAATTCATCTGAAGTATAAAAATGCTCATACATCTTTTTAGGTGCCTTATAAACTTCTTTAAATAGAGTATAATCCTCATCAAGATGAGCTGCCCATAATTTCCTCTTTTCATCAGTAGGATATAAACATTCATATATAGTAGGTAAAAAACTCGTAGGATCTAAAGTTTTTCTATAAGTTCTTACTAATATTGATTTATAAGCTTCTGATGTCTGTGAATATTTACCTTCAATAAAAAGATCAAAGTCATCTTTAAAATGTTGAGGTAAAATATATATTAGTAAATAGTCATTAGTAATAACTATAGATTCAAAATTTTCATTTAAAAATTGAGAATCTACAAATTTTGATACACTTTGATCACAAAATTTATCATTTAGGACAACAACTATTTTTATCTTTTCTTCATTAATAAAAAAATGAACATTAATCAGTAACTTTTCATGCAACTTTTCAATGTCCATTTCTGTAATACCTACTAAGGGTAATAAAAACTTAGTAGATAGGGTATGGTTAATACTACCATCTTTATAATATCCGTTATTTTCTAACCATTGGATTCTATCCATATTTGTCTTATTATTAAGTATATTAATACTTTTAAGACATTTTTCCCACATAATTTATAGGTTCTGGTATAACAAAACCTTCAGATTTATCTAATATTTTTAAACATTTATACATTTTTGTATACTCATCTAAGGCAATCTCAAAATCTTTATAATAATCATAATAGGCTTGTAGAACTTTAACATAATTAGGAACCCACAATTCTAAATCAGGAGCTAGGACATTCGGTTTAAAGAGCTGTTCAACATATTTTTCACCTTTGCCTTTTAATCCAATCAATCCATCTCCTGGTTGACCACATATCATATCAGACCAGAAAGCTGTATCTGCTTCACCAGTATTTACAGTTACCCATTCATTTTTCTTCCAATTGTAATGTGTACCTTCTAGAGACAATAAATCTTTATCAATTGCAGTAATAAAACTATCTTTTATATTTAATCTTGTGATATTGACAGCATCATCCACTTCCAAACCATTAACTTCCACAGCCTTCCACCGCTGAATCATAGATTGTTTAGTAAATTCCCAGAACTTAGGCTGCTTAGCATTTCTATTAGATTTATATAAAGGATTGATGGATAGTCTATTTATTATGGTATTCTTACCTTTTACAAAACCTATATAATCAGTAAATCCACCAGAAGACAAAATATTATCCATAAGAGAATCCAAAGAAGCTTCTATTTGTCTTTCTGACTTATCCTGATAAACAAATTTATTATTCTCTCTGAGTGGATTTCCATTAGCATCTAATACTTTATTTGGATGGAAAGCTATATAAGCTATACTATCACAATCTATAATAGCTATCTTACCCATTTTTACTAATAAATTTAATTAAATCTTCAATATTTTTACTCTTTATGACGTCTTCACTACTAAGAGTACCATTAAGATACTCTGTAGATTTATCTCTTTTTACTGCATTCCAATAGCCTGTATGAGGATTAAAATGCAAATAATAACTATATAAGTTTTCCATGTTATTTAAATTGTTTCAATTTATAGATATAATTTGTATCAGAAGCATATTTAACATCAACTAAAAACTTATAATAATCCCCTCCTTTATAATTTATATTTTGAAAGTGAGCATAATGAATTAAAGATTCTCTCCAATTAGCATAATGTCTAATACTATTACCTTTCATAAAACCAAAGAGATTATTGTGATTTCTAAAAGCTGAAGAGGTATAATTACCAGTTTCCAATTTAGATTGTGCTATTACAATGTTAGGACATTCTATTTCTAGTATATCCATCAACTTATTAAAGTTATCTTCATTGAATTCTTCTAGACAAAGAGTATCTTTTTTATTAATTTTATTATCTTTGGGAGGGGTACTATTGAAACAAGCTACCAACACCCAAGCATAAAATACAGATATAGCCAATCCAAAACATGCTACTATTAAAATATTTTTATTCATCTTTCTTTTCTTTAGGTAATTCTATTAAACTTAATGCTTTGAGAATACCACTTTCTAAGGCAGCTTCGTAACTTCCATAATTTACCTCATCTATGTAGATTTCTTGAATATAAAATCTAAAGATCTTAGTAGACTGAAAGTTTACAACAAATAGGTTTATTTTAAAGATTTCTCTTAAAGCTTTTTGTACTAATCCTTGAGAAACATTATCAAATAATTCAAAACCCTTCTCAACAGCAAGTTTGTACGTTTCAGGCTTTATTAATTCCTCTGTCATATTATTCTTTATCAGGTTCAGATGATACAGACTTTAAACTAGCATAGTATTCTGTTTCCAATTGATTAATATTTCCAATTTTATTAAATACTTTATTAGCGGCTTCAGTGAATTCTTTCATCTTAGATTCAGAAAGTTTCTTTAATTCTTCTTCCTTTGCCTTAATTTCTCTTTTAAGAAGAACGTGTTTGTCTAATAATGAAATTAAATCTGCTTTAATTTCTTTTTCAATGCTTTCTTTTTTTTCTTTCAATAATCCTGTAACTATACTAGCTACAACATCTTTTTTAACTTTCTTTATAGGAAATAAGTTTTCTTCTCCTCCAACAATTGCAACCAATTTTTTAATAGTTGTATCATAGTTTTTAACTACCTTATCTTCACCACCTTTATTTTCTACCGTATTTTCTGTTTGATTTTCCATATTAAAATTTTATATTTTCTATTGTTTTAAAATTAATTGTATTTATTGATAGGTTTGAGAGTATTGTTAACTTAAGTGATGTGAAATCTATTTTACTAAAGTAATTTTCAAAGATTTCAATGGTACCATCATTATCGTAGTAGTTATTGGTAGTAATACTGTTGATTTGTCCATCAACTATTTGTATTCTAAGCGCTTTTAAAAGCATTTTTTGTTGTCTCCAATTTCCAGCATACCCCTTAAGTCTGTTAAATAAAACTCCTCTAACTTCGGTTTCAGTTACTAAAAAATCTCTTTTAGCTTCAGTCCACCTATATAAGACTTCATTACATTCTTTTATGATGGTCTCTATCATAAATTTACTGATTTGTTGATGGTCCATAGTATTTGCTTTTTATCATTTCTACGCATTTTAAGACATTTTTTTGATCATTAGGTTCAAAGAAATCTACTACAAATCCATTTTTAGTAAGATATTGTTTAAACATCTTCCTTTTGATTGGATAAGAGTCATTTCCCCAACCTTTACATTCAATAATCCAGCCTGTTTTGGTTTTTTTATCAACACAAACAAAATCAGGTGTATAAGTCATAGGTCTAATTTTATTAGTTACTTCTCCTAAAACTACCTGTTTTTTCTTAGTATCTTTTACAGTTTTAAGATGAGCTTCAACAGCAACTCCAGAGAAAACAAAAGCTTCTATTAGAGTTATTGTCCAAGACTCTCTACCAAAATCATGAATATTGTTAGATTTCAAAGCTTTATATGTAAATAATTCAAGATTTGAATCAAAGCTCAAGCCATCAAACATTGATTTTTTAGCATTTTTGACTTTGGAACCATCCATAGTCTTTATAACCTTTTTTCTAATTATCCTCTTTTTCTTCACGAGCTTTAATTTTAAGTATATTGTTAAATTTAGTAATATACTTAAATCCCAACATGTAGAAATCTATTGTACTATCTACTAATATAGAGTAGGCATTTGTCTGTACATTAATTTCATTGACATCTTCTTGATTATTCTCAAAGTGTATATCAATGTTTAGATCTTTTATTGTTTGAATTTTATCAACTATCGTACCTACAATTATAGTATGTCCTGCATCTAAATTATATTGTTTAGCAATTGCATTAATATAGACACTACTACTATTTGCAGTAATAAGATATAATTCTATATTAAACTTTTCGCAAGTCTCACAGGGATCATCATATGATAATCTTTTTAGAAAGTCTCTAAATTCCTGTCTATTATAGCTTTTAGTTGGTTCAAAACTAACTTTTAATTTCTCCATTATTTCTATATTTAAATAATAATCCACTACTATTGGACTCTGCTGCTTTATTAACACTCTTAGTTAATTGACTGTATATTGTCCCTTTAGGGATATTACATAAATTACTAGCAATATTTAATCCATTAAAAGAAGCTACTAACTCATTGTCTAGGTTATAAACGTCTATTACAGTATTTGAAGGTTTTAGGAAAGGATTTCCTATTCTTTTTTTAATGTCTCTAATACCTTCTCTTCCTATTCTTGCTTTTGTTAGAAACGTATTATCAGGTAATACTATATAATCTTTTCTGTAAATTTTTTCTTTAGTATAAGATATAAATAAAGGACGTTTACCCTTTATATGTGAAAAGTATTTACCTAATACTTCTGCATTACTATCATATACTTTTATAAATTTACCAGAACTATCGTATTGGTAACATTTTTGTTTTGGTCTTCCACTCATATTTTCTGTTTTAAATATTGTTCAACTTTTTCAATACCTTCATTCTTTATTTTGTCACTAAGATCTTTAGCTTCATCAATATAGAAATAGTCTATATTAAAGTTTTCCACCATATTCTTAGTAGCATTTTTACCTTCATCATCATTATCAAAATTACAAATTACTTTCTTAAATCTACATTTAAGTTCATTAAAAATTTCTATGTCTAATTTATTACTTTCTGCTTGTAAAGCTACTGCATTATAACCTAGAGTATAATAACACATTACATCCTTTAGTGCTTTTGTTATTATTAACAAATCTCCAGTATCAGGAAGTTGGCTAAATCCTTGGAGAGTTCTACTATCAACATTGCTAAACCATCTAGGATTAGGTTTTATAGTCAAAGGCATATATATTTTATATAGCCCTGATTTAAACTCATAAGCATAAATTGGGTTTGCTCTTGAATACTCTAGTACATAGTGTGTGTTGCCTTTGTTTATAAAAACATGAGTACAGCTATGTACATTATATTTGTTTAAGGTTTCAAAATCTATTCCATATTGATTCCAATATTCAAAATCAGCTAAAGTGAAATTTTTAGTAACTATATTTATATTAGTCAGTTTCTTTACATACTTTGGTCTTTCAGCTTCTAATGCATTTGATATTAGAAGTTTTGGATCCATGTTAAGTCTTATCTTTTTTAAGCCAAAGTCATTAGCTACAATATTTAATACTTCATGCATACTATTGCATGAGTATTTGTATTTTACATAATCAAAAGGATGGAAATAATCTCCATTACCATAGTCTTTGTAATAAAGACCTCCTGAGGCACTTTGAAGTACTCTACAGGAGGCTTTAGTATCATTATAAAACTCTGATAAAAATGATCTATCTATCTCTTCAAAATTAGAACAATACTTTTTAAATATATCGTAATCTGAAACTCTTAGCTTAATTTCATCTAGCGTTATAGGAATATAAGCATCACTAAAATTAAACATAGATAGATATTAGTTAGTCCTAGAATGGTAATCCAGATCCAGTATTAGCAGTTGCTACTGGTAGTCTTTTTATATTTTTTTCAGGACTGAAATATAATTTAGTTTCATTTGAAGGTACTTTTACTGATTCAGCAAAAACACCTAGACCAAAAGTACTAACAATATATCTGTTTCCAGAAGTTGCTAATTTCTCTTCTCCAACAACTTTCAATTTAAATTCTCTACCAACGCAAAGAGCTGATAATTTAGCTGCTAAATCTTCAGCAGATTTTGCTTCTGGGATTTTAGCTTTTGCAGCAGCCTCTTCTAAGGAATGAGAAGCAGCTACTATTGCTAAAATAGCATTTCTACTCATTTCCCAAGCAGTTTTCTGACTTCCAGCGCTTAATACTGTGTTTAAATAATAGCGATTAGATAATTTGTATCCATTATCATCTATTACAGTAAACTCAATAAAAGGAGTTTGTTTTAATTCACTTAAACCATTAGTAACTGATTCTATTTTTACATTATGAATTCCTGGTTGGATTGTTGGGGTCGAGCCTCCTTTATTAATTTCTGCGTCATTAAAATTAAATTCCATGATTTACTTTTAGTTGTTATTAATTAATATCTTTTAGATACTTGTTTTTATAGATACATTTTTAAGACATTATTTAACAAATTCTAGTATTTTATCAAAAATAAATTTATTGTCATTATCTATTGTTTGTACATCTTCACCGAAGATGTCTGGTGGACATTTAGCAGAAGTTCCTTCTCCTACTAAGCTATAATAATATTCAGGTTTCCCCTTATCATTAAACTTTTTGTCACCATATAATACTATGGTAAACTCTTTTTCACACGTTGATTCAAATTCTTTTCCTTTTACCTTCAATCTTTTTTCCATATTTCCTTCTATTCCTAAGATCTCATAATGTCCAGTAACAAAAACTTCTTTTTGTATACCTTTAACATATTGAAAAAATCTCCCAACTTCTTCATTATACATATTCCATATATCAAATCCTTTTTTACTCCTACGACACTCCGCCAACAAAAGATCAATATATGCACTAAAACTATCAATAATTATACAATCTATTTCAGTATTTTTTGCATATTCTGCCATGCAGTCTAAGACCTCAATATAGCTATTGGGTCTCTTATGATATTTAAATTTATTTTTAAAAGGTAGAGGCTTATTCTCGACATTAATAAATCCTGTAGTATCAGGATTCATATTTCTATTTGAATAAGTTTTACCACTTCCAGATTGAGATATCTCTAAAATCTTATAATAATCTCTCATATTAGATTTTTAAGGAATTGAATGTTTGTTCATTCATTTCATTAGGTAAAGGCAGTTCCTCAAAGTAACCTGCTTGAGGCTTAAATAACAATCCAATAGCAATATTATCTCTAGATAATCTATTTTTTATAATTTTTAACATTCTAAATGATCCTTTTAAATTAAAAGGAAATCCTTCAACATTAATATTATAACCAATACAAGTATCCATGTCCATCTTATAGGCATTCATGAGTCCTAATACAATATCAGCATCTTGATATGGAGTAGTAGAGTCTTTGAAATCAGTTTGTTGAGGAGATATATCTACACCCTTAAACTTCTGTCTTTCAACACTACTTAATCCTTGATTAAACTGCTGAAGATCAAAATGAGTCATACCAAACATATTACGTGTACTAACTTGGTATTCAGAGTATTTATCAAGGTTCTGCTTTAAATCAAAACCTCTTTCTCTTTTCAAAAGGGCAATATGGTCAGTAATTGTAATGTTGTATTCTTCAGTGTTATGAGGTTTAAACCTAACGATTCTCTGCTTAGAATGCCCATTCTCATCTACATAAGTCTCATATTCAAATTCCCCTCTCTGGGACATAAAATCCCACCATTCTTTATAATTTCCTGTAGGATTTGAGGACTCCCATCTCCACATAATCTTAGAAAAAATAGCTTCAAGATCTGCTTGCTCACTTTCAACCAATTTTTCTTCATCAGAATTCATCCTTTCATCACCTAATCCCATTATCCTTTCTGGAGGAATAATGATATCATATTTATTGTAAATTATCTGAGACATCCAATTAGCCTTCTTTACTTCTTCTCTTATTTCATAGGAGTAGTAAAAAATATTAATTGGTATACCCTTTGCTTTTGCATCTTGTATAGCATTTAATATAATAAAATCCACAAATGTTGTTTTAGCAGCACCTGACATTCCACCTATTAAATATATACATGCCTTTTGAGTATAGAATAGATACTTATTTATTCTATTTAACCCATTTCTCAAGCCTTGATATTTACCTTCTAATCCTTCCTTTATTCTATTCTTAAATTGTGTCAAAGTTAGTTTTTGTAACTACTGTTAGATCTATATTTTCATTAGCTTCATCTAAATACTGTTCCCAGTTTCTTTGTTGTAAAAAAGTAGCAAATGCGGCTAAAAAAGGTAAGTCATTTGCTTTCTGTTTCTCTAAATAATATAGTTTAACACATCTTATAATTTTAGTATGTAATTCTAAATTTATAATACCATTTTTAATAATAGTAGATTTATAGAGCTTAATACATCTTTGTAAATCTCCATGTAATCTTCTAATACCCCCAGTCTTTGTAGGAACTTTGGAAGGATAAGTATTTTTCAATTCAGAAAATAATTCATTAAATTCTACATTGTTATTTCTTATTACATCAAATAGAGAATTTCCTAATGGCGTTAATTTTATAGAGTCAAAGCTAATATCTATTATATTATCTACAATGATAAATCCTTTCTCATGTAATTTTGAAAAGATACCTGTCTCTATTCTTCCACAATTACTTGTATATTCCACTATTAATCTTTCTTTATTTTCATGTAGACAAGCTAATACAAAAAATTCTTCCAGTTTTAGCTTATGTTTAATCGCTATCTCAAAATCAATATTTAATTTAAAATCTTCCATCTAATTTAGATAAGATATTTTTGTCTGATCAAAGCCCTCTAAAGCAGATTTAACCCATTGTTCGTCTATAGTGTTTTCATAACATAATATATGAATAGTTGAACTATCATCAACACCAAGTCTTAAAAATCTTCCTATTTTTTGAGAACTTTGAACTTCATTACTATAAGCATGTAAGATTATGCCAACTCTTAAATTAGGTATATTAACTCCTTCATTTAATTGTTGAACAGTAGCTAACGTGTTTATAGCATCATCTTTAAACAGCTGTAGATTTCCTAAGGAATCCTTGTTTTTTGAATGATAAGTATGATAACTTAATCTATCTGCCTGATCTTGAGTATTTGCAAATATTAGACACTTATCAGTTATCTGAGCAAGTAACTTTAAAGTCTTTAATTCCTTTGACCTAAAAGATTGAAGATTTTTCATTCTCATGATTCTCATCATCCTCAGTTCTACTGCAGTCTTTGCTTTTTCTACTCTTGAACACCAATAATCATAAGTACTCTTCTCTGAAGTATACCATACCTTATTATTCTTTTCCACTTTTATAGTTTTTTCAGCATTTAAAGGTAGATAATGAACAATCATTTTATAATCATTCAAGATCTTGTCAGCAATTGCAGTATCAGTTTTATACTCATAAATTATTGGACAATATGTACTGATCATAATACCCTTCTGAGATTTCATAGATTTAGGTGGTGTACCTGTCAATCCCAATATTTTGCCCGAATATTTATTTAAAGACTGTTGATGAGAAAACAACAAATTATGCACCTCATCAAAATAAATAATATCATATTGACTTAAGTCTTCTTTGTTAAGAGAACGGTAAGTACAATATGATATATTCTCGTTCAAATATTCAACTTTATAGTTTATTATTTCATGTTTCCAAGCTTCAAAAATAGATAGGACTTTACCAACTACTAGATATTTAGCATCCTTTCTATAGTTATTAATCATATGTTTAATTCCTAACAAAGTTTTACCAGTACCCATTGAAGAAGCAACTGTAGCTCTATGTAAAGGATCTAATAAGCCTAATATCTCATCCTGAATACTATCTTTAGTCATAATTTGTACTATTTTACTTTTAAAAATAAATTATTTAACCAGTTATTTAAAACATCTGACGTAGGGTTAATAAGATGAATATATTTCCTAATATCGTTGTCAAGATACCATTTAACATATCCTTTACTAGTTCTTAGATCTATTCCTAATCCTGAAGCTTTATTCATTAACACTTCTGTTCCTGTATAATATAGCCATATATGTCTACCATTATTTTTAGTTGGATATCCAAAATGAGTTTTAAGCTCTTCACTAATATTGCTAGGAATATTACTAAATCCATCTATCTCACCATGTTTATCAATATCCAATATAACATATGGATCATGGGGACAGATTGCCAGTCCATATCCTTCAGGAACATCTCCTTCAAAATATATCTCATCTGGAACCATACTCCATTTAACAGTAGGTTTTTTGTCTCTTAACAAAAAAGATTTCATTAGAATATATATGCTTTTTTTGCTGCTGCAGTAGTCCAGAACTTCTTATATTTTCTATCTTCACAATATCTATATAATCTATCTATTTCCTGTCCTAAAAATGAATCGTTAACTATTTCTTTAGACAATTCTTCTTTTAATTTATCTTTACTCAATCCTAAATGTTGAGCATATCCAATTAGGATCACAATTGATGAGTTTCTTTCACCTTCTTCAAAAGTTATATTATTATCTTCTATGAATTTTCTCATGTTTAAATATTTGAATATGGGTTAGCTAAAATCCATTGGTTTAATTCTTCTCTAGAACTAAACCCTAAACCCTGAAAATCTCCTTGACCTACTTTACTCCAGGTCTCTTTATTATTAAGGAGATTATTCTTAGGATCACTTTTCATATTCCGCAACTCATTTAATAAGTTATCAATTTCACTCATTATATTAATGTTTTTAATGTTAACAATTCTTCAGGTGTTATTTTTTGGTCTCTCTTCCAAACTTGAAGTATTTTTAGTACTACTTCAAATTGCTCAATAGTATCATTAAAAAACTTACTACCCTTTTCTGTCTTATAATAATTTTCAGTCTTAATTATCTCTTCAATAATTTCAATATACTTATCTGTAACAGAAGATAAATTATATCCTCTGCCAGTATATTTAATAACTCTTTCAAACTGTCTGAGTAGTCTTTTTGTACTCCAGAAATCTGCCTTATAAAAGTAAGGATTCCACTTGTTCCAAGTTCCTTCTAAATCGGAAGTCTCTCTTAGAGAAAGTACTTTACCTGTTTTAATATCATAAGCAGTAGTTATAATGTCTAAGTCAAAGTTAGAAATTACATCAAAACAGTTCTTTTGGTACTGTTTAAATATAACATTTACATCAACTAATAGATTATATTTAAATTTAATTGTGATTAATCCTAATTGTTCTAAAGAGGATCTATCGCTATTAATATAATCTTCAAATTTATGTTTCTCTAAAGGATCTAGAATGGTAAACATTAGATTATAATGCATGAAAAAAAGTATCTTGTTAAAGCTACTCTTATCATATACAAATAAATCAATGTCCTGCCCCTCAAAATAATCTAATAAACAACTTCCTGTAATACAACCATTTATTTCTTGTTTCTTTAAAAGAGTTATTGCATTATTTATTTGTTCTTTCATTTAGTTTTTTTAAAATATTTAATAACTTATAGTATACCCGCAGTCTACACCTGAATATCAGGACTGTACTACCTATTTAATCCCTCGGATAGGGGAATTATTAAATTGTTTTTATTTTAGTTTTTCAGCATTGATTTTAACAGCAGCTAAAATAGTTTCAACACTATAAATAGCATCTAACTTCACTAAAGCTTCTGAGAAATAATCACCTACATTTTCAATGGCATCAATTATATCAAATTGATTCATTAATTTATTGATTTTTTCAATTTCACCTTTGTTATCTTCAAATTTTACATAATCTAAAGCAAATTGAACTAATTCATCATTAATTTTACTTGTAGGTTTTTCAGGTACTTTAACATACTCTTTTACATTCTTAGCATTAATTCCAGCTAATACAGAAGCCTTGATTTCTTCTAAATTATCTATTTTCTCACATTTAAATGTTTTATCTTTGATAGCTTCCGCCAACTTTACAACATATTCTGCTGATTTCTGTTGTTGTACAAACTCTCCATGATATACAGGTTTTTTAGTTGCTTTACTAATTAAGTAACCTGCAGGATTTAATTCTAATTCTGTTGCTTTTAAAAATTCCATTTGTTTTTCGGTTTTTTGGTTTATATTTGATTTTTATGTATTTATTGTATTTATCCAGTCTTTTACCTTATGTGTCTCCTTAGGATCAAAACATCTAGCATAACCTGTGATATTATCACTAGTTTTCTGGGTATGTAAAGAGTATAATGTTTCCACTTTAAAGTTACATAATTTGTCTTCTTTCTCTACTCCAGGACTATCATCATCTCCAAAAGATATAACTGTATTGTATTCTTTATACTTGCCAATTATTTCTTTGAACATTATGCTTTCATTTGAATATCCAGATAATCTTGCTATTTCTATTATATCAGAAGTAGGTACATCCTCATAATCTATAAGTACACTCTTACCACTAGTTATTAAGATATCAGCAAAGAATTTCTTTGACATTAATTTTGCTAAATTGGTAATAGATACTACTATAGATTTTGGTATAGAACCAGAAACATCTAATATCAACAAATTTTTCATGTTGTGTTTGACATTACCATATCCAATATTTAATCCTAACTGTTTGTTAAAGGCTAATGGATCAAATTGGACTTCATCAATGATATTGGTTTGTATAGCAGATTTTAAATCTTCTAGCCATTTTGGCAATATTTTAAGATCTGATAATTTATCAAAATCTACAAAATACTGGTCTTCAACAAACTCATCCATTGTTATTTCAGGCCTATCTCCTCCCCCTTCACCATAAATACCACCTGAATGTAATTTATAATTTTTGATACCATTAATATTGTATCCTATACGCTTAAGACAATCTAACCACTTTACTGGAATACCAGTCCTCTGGCACGATTTATATAAAATTTGGAATTCTAAGAATATAGTAATAAAACTTAATTCTGATTTGGTACCTATAATATAAGGTAGTCCTTTTGGAAGTTTTTCAAAATCTTCCTTATCTTCAACTAAGAATATCGGAGGTAACTCGACTTTTCTGCTTATAATTTTTGTTATCATCTTTTATGATTAATTTTAATAGACTTAAATATGGAACTTCTTCTCCTTTTTTGATGTTTAATTGTAATATATCCATTGGAGCTTTTATTTCTTTACTAAGATAAGGCATAAGCAGATCACTATAAGGACTTTCCAAGTCACAACCTATTTGATTTATTGCTTTTTCAATACTTCTTGGAGTTACAAAATCCCATTCATTTTGTTCAAACTTTTCTTTAGTTATTAATAAAGACAGATTATTTGAAATTGATTCAGGCATTCCATATCTATTTTTTAATAGTTTCTGAAACTCAGTACTGTTGAATTTTAAATCATATCTGATAAACCTTTCTTTGATCTGTGGAGTTAAATTAATTAGTCCTTGAGGATTAGAAGCAGCAACAATCATAACATCAGCCAATCTTTTACCAGAAGGTAACATTCTATCTTCTAATAAATTTAACACAGCATCTAAAGTTTGTTTTAATGTTCCATTGAACACTTCATCAAAGAATAGTACATCTCCATCATTTAAGGAATTCAGCTCATGACTATCATATACAACTAACTTCCCAGTATTTACATCTGGCATTACCATTCCAACTACTTCGTTAGGCATTCTTTGACTCAAAGTTATCTTCACTATTTTAACATTTTTGTCCTCCACAAATTTCTTGATTATTGTAGTCTTTCCTATTCCAGGATTTGACATAAATAATGGGACTGTTTTTCTCCTTAGTATAGGATTATCATATGTTTTATTCAAAACATCAAGCATTAATTCTTCCATTCCTTTGTTTTCTTGTTTTATTTTAATATTCTTTGAAATAGCCCATTCGTGAAACGTAAATATTTTATAACTTTCACTAATATAAAAGTCTATTGCACTATACCCTGATCCAGCTAGATTTATACATGATCTTTCCTTATAAACTTCCTAGGAAGCATTGTCATACCATGTAGATCCTAGTATTTCTGAAACTTTATCCCACTCTTCTTGTGTTTCGCATTTTACTACTTCATTCATTTATCTTACACCTATTCTGGTTAAAAAATCTACTAAATAACTAAGATCCTCATCACTATAGTCAGGTTCTTTTATTTTTGTTACATTATATGGTTTGCCAATTCTATCATATTCAAATACTTCATTATTTGTAGCATATCTCCAATTATTTTCATTATTCCAGCTAATTTGTGGAAAACCATTAGTACTACTACCTGCTATGTCTAACAAAGGTCTAATATGACTAAAATCTTCACGTTGTTTGTATACATAATTCCTTTTAAAATTAATTGATTCGTCATTCAGTACGACTATATATTCATTTTTCTTAAACATTATTTTTTATTTAGTCCATGAGTCACTTATTGTTATATCACTTAATACTGGTACATTTGTTATAATTTCTCTACCAGCTGATTCCATTATTTCCTTTTGTATTTTAGCCCATTCATCAACATAGGATTCTTCAACCTCACAATCTATTTGATCATGTACAGTCATGACTATAAATACTTTATCTTGTAATCTGTTAGCTTTAATATAATCTCTTAGTAATACTAAAGCTCTCTTGGTCATCTGACCTCCACTAGCTTGGATTGGGGTATTCATTGAAGCTCTTTCAATAACTCCTATTTCCTTAAAATCCATATCTTGCTTTACAGGTTTCCAATTTGGGAAGTATCTAATGATCTTATATGGAGCAAAACTCCTTATATAACCCTTTTCTACACCATAATTCTTACATGATACTAAAAAACTGTTAAGCTTAGCTGTAGCCTTAAAATAGTTCTTAATAATCATATCAGCAGCATCTATACTAATAGATAAGGTATCAGCGAGCTTATACTTGGACATACCATAGACTAAGCCAAAGTTTACAGTTTTAGCAGCATCTCTATAGCTTTTACCTCTAAGATAGTCTGGTTTATTTCTAACTTCTTCTAATGATACATTGAATACCATTGAGGCTACATTAGAATGTAAATCCTCTCCTTTATTAAATGCATCTACCCAAAGAGGTTCCTCACTACCAAAAGCCGTGAGTCTTAACTCTTGTCCAGAAAAATCGCAGCTTACCATTTTAAATCCTGATCTAGGCACAAAGCAATTTCTATATTCTATTTTAGCTGGAATATTCTGCATATTAGGAGTTTTATCTCTTTTACTACCAGAGCTAACTCTTGTAGTGTCTAATATCTGCCAAAAACTAGTATGAATCCTATTTGTTGTAGGATTTATATATTTTAGAAATTTTCTGCCATAAGTTGTAACAAGTTTTGCTTGTTTCTTATAATCTATGAATTTTTTGATTAGAGGATAATCATTTTGATATTTAGTCAAAAATCTCTCATTAGTACTATCCAAATCCAATCCTAAGTCTTTGAATACTTTATTCATCTGAGTAGGACTGGACCACTTTATATCAACATTTCTACTATGCTCAAAACCTTCTTCAAATCCAGCAAATAAATTACCTTGGACCTTGGTCTTAATATACTTATCTAGACTAGGAATACTTCTAATAAAATCATCTAATTCTTCCTCATATTGTATGGTATTTAAATTGGCTTTTTCTGCTAATTCTAGCCAAGCTTCTGAATTAAAACCCATACCATTGTATTCAATGTCACCTAGAGCTAGACATGCTTTGAATTCGTTATCTACCCATTCTTCAATATCTAAAGATTGTATTAAAGCATATTGTTTCGTCCTAATTTCTGTAAGACACTCAACATCCCCTATACCATAGACTATTTGCTGTTCTGTAAAGGGATTACCATTTAAACTAGTAAACTGATTTCTAACAGATTTATCAAGTTTATGATCCGTGTATTTTTCTGCTAGTTTATCTAGAGATAGTCCTCTATTCTCTAGCCCATTAGTAATACAACATTCTGCTAATAGTGTATCATAGATGTTATCAAGCTCAATTCCATGGAACTTTAAAAATTTGTAATCAAATTTTAAGTTTTGACCAACCACTAGTTTTTTGCTCAATATAGATTTAAGAGGTAATATATCAACACTTCTTACATCAAATACATAAGAAACATTCTCATGATTCAATTGAAGCATGACTATACGATTTTTAAAGTCAAAGAATCCTTCAGTCTCAGTATCAAGATTTACATAAGATACATTTTGTAGCCAATTTAGACATTCATCTATACTACTAATAGTATAAAGTGAACTTTTAATAAGTTCTGCATTTCCCACAAAATATACTTTGCTTTCCATCTACTCTTTTGTTTCAAATTCTATCAACAGATCAGTGTAGCCTTGCATTAACAGATTCTGGAATAAAATATCCAAAAACTGTTCACCACATTGAACGTTAACATTTATTATTACTGTATCCTTTTCTTTATTATACTTTCCTATTGGATTACTCTCTACTATTCCAATTAAATATTCTTTATAAGGATCAAATCTAGAGTTTATATTCTGTAATATTTTAATGTTTGAATTTCTCAATTTATTTCTAATAAAAAATCCCAGAAATTTTCCAGGATTTTTGTTATTATTGCTTTTTGTTGTATTAATTAAATTTTTGATTTACAACTAATTCATCACTTGCTTCTTGCCCCCAAGCTGTTACTACTAAGTAATGTTTTTTATTTTCGTAAAATACTGGAAATAATACAACAGGATCAGGAATATGGATTTTAGATATTTTAACACCTTCAACTTCATATCCTTCCATGTTAAAATCTTTAACTGGGGCTGCTATTTCTAAAGGAGATTTATCATATATTTCATTTATATAATAACTATGAGTGTGATAATTATTTTTACTTCTTTCAATAGATATTTCTTTACTAGTATTAAATAAATATAACTTTCTAGAAATGCTATTATTTGTTATTCTATTTCTCCCATATAAAGATATTACCTCTTCTTTATGATAATAACAAGCATCTTCTTCATCTACTTTAAAATTACTAATATCTTTAAGATTTTTATCAGGTACAGTACCCTCATATCTATCTACTGGACCATATACCAAATTATATTTATTACATATTTTGATTACTGATTCCTCAGTTATAAATTTGTACAATGGATACTTTTGAGTAAAATAATTAATAGCCCTGTTTAGTTCTTTTTTAGATTTATTTTCGTTATTAATAGTATTTAATCTTTGAATTTCTAAATCTGCATCTTTACATTCTTTTGTATTAGTAAATCCCAAATCTCTTAATTTTTTAGATTTATCTATTAAATCTTGTAATTCAGTTTCATTAGATTTTAATATTTTGGATTCTGCTAATAACTTATCAACTTCAGAATTAAAAGATTCATGAATCTCATCAATTATTTCATTGATCGTTTTGTTTTTAGTTATTACTTTATCCTCTTTTACCTGTTTTTCAAAAATTTTCCACATAATTTGCTTTTTTAAATCCACATTAACTTGTCTGATACTTATCATTATCATCACCTAAAAAATATCTAGCTCCCTTGGGTATTACCATTTTTACTACCCTAAGTTCCGATACCTTACTACGAATTCTGAGGTATTCAGCAGCATCCTTAGTGATAAAAGCATGCAATCCGTCGTTTATATTAATCTTATAAACTCCCCACCAAAATGAATGCACCCCTATATCAAATGGCTTTTTCTTGTTAGTTTGGTAATATAAGAATCCCTTGTGATATTTGAAACCTTGATAGGGAGACTTATTATCCTTGTCTAAGACTTTATATACAACTCTATCTCTTCCAGCTATTTTTGGATTTTTAGTATATTCAATAGCTGTACTTTCATTGTTAAATTCTTTATCTACTGTTAAACACATATTTTTGTTTTTTATTATTTCTTTTTATATCTGCTATTACTTTTTCCATAAACACTATTGCTTTTTGATTTCTTTCTTCAATAGATATTTTATTAAAGTATAATATGTCTGAAATACCCTCTACTATAGACTCAGCAGATATTTCATTTATAGGATTTTTAATCCTACTATTACCCATTTCACAAAGAGGACAGTCTATCATACTCTCATTTGGGTGTTTAGCACATGCTCCGTACTTAATCTGCATTTTATTTTATTTTTTCGATTAGTAAATATTCTCCAACGTGTTCTTCTGCTTGTTGCCATTTATTCATATCTAATTGATATAGTTCTTCACTATTACCACTATATTCGTATAAGGGTCTAGTAGGGTATGAATATGGATTTATAATAAAACACTCTTTAGAAGTTAATAGGCTATCCCATGAATCCATAAGATCGTGTAATAAATATTCATTAAAATGATAATGAAAGTAGGTGTTAGAATTATAAATTATTTTAGGCTGTTTTACAATCATTTTAACCTCTTCTTCTGTTGCTTGGGAGGCGAGGCAGATGATTTCAAAGTCGAAAGGAATATCAATTGCTTCGTACGGATCATACTCATTTTCTGTTATGCGGTACATAAGAATACCATTAGCAATACCTTCGAATTTTTGAAATCCATTTGAACCTCTTGGCACCTTAAGTGCGTATACTGTTTCTGTTAGTTGTTTAAGCATGGTTAAATATTATTAAGAATTTCATCAATAAAATTAGAAGACATTTCATCTTGCTCTTTTGAGGCTCTATGAGTAATATCAAATGCAATTACTTTATTAGACTTCTTTTGATTAATGAAATCTTCTAACTTTTGATAGCTATCTGAATTTGCATAGAGATTGATATGGGTATCGTTTCTCCAATCATTGTCAATTTTTAATTTAACAATAAATCTGTGTGTAAACCCATCAAATTCTTTTTTAGAATATTTTGTTTCTGTATTACTCATATCTATTTATTTTTAATTAGTTAATCTAACACTATTGAAAGGGGGTTATATCAGTTTAAATGCTTCTTCTATTGCTTTGTTAAAAGCTTCATAATAGTCTTTATGATAACCTACATTAGCCCTTCCAAATATATTTAACTCAAATTTATCTTCTGTTATCAAATCACCGTGTCCGCTGAATAAAAGTTCTTTTTCTATTTTTCTAATTGGGTCAACATGAATAAAAATATTGTGTTCATTCCTAAACCAGTCTATCAACTCCTGAAATGAAGGCGCGCAAACTGAATTTTTATAATCAGAATTTTTTCCAAGCCTTCCTATGTCGTCAAAATTGTCAGATAAATCATCTGTTGTAAAAAAGAAGTTATTGGAAGGATTTTCATACTCAGGTTTACCAATATGGCAGAATAAACAAGGTTCATTAAATCTTTTTTCTTTTGCTATTACAGCTAATTCGTATGATATAAATAAATGTTTCATGTATTTGGTTTTAGTGATTGGATGGTTTAAATAGTAGATATAGAATTACTTTAGTTAATACGCTTGATAAAAATATAGCGAATACTACTTTAATTGGTAGAAAAAATACACATGCAAAACAACCTATAAATGTTGCTGCTATTTCTGTTAATAGTTTATTTACTCCTTTCATAAGCTGCAATTAATTCTTCGTTATTTAATTCATCTAAAACTAAGATGTTCTGTTTATCTCTCCATTCAAGGAATTTTATAAGCTCCTCGGTATATTCCTTCCCTGCATTTAATTCAGAGCATTCTCTTAGTAAATTATAAAAACTTTCTTCAATCTTTTTAGTATTACTATTATAATACTCTAGACCTCTACTATTAAATAACTCTTGTTTTGTCTTCATTACTTCGTTGCTTTATCTATTGGGTTAGACAATACATCCCACAAGTCTGGATATTGTTTCAATACTCCTCTCTGAGCTAATAAATTTCTTGCTTCTATTAAACCATTTAGCATGGCTTCTGCAGCATCAAATAATTTTATTTTATTCTTTTCTTCTATTAATTTATCTTCCATGAATTATTATTTATAATGGTTATTAAAAATAATGGGACTATATCCTTTTAGACATAATCCCATTACATTATCTAATTACTGTTACGCTATGGTACTTGCCTCCTGATAAATCATGTGCTATATCTTTGGCAACTTTATCTACTTTACCTAAATTTTCTTTAAAGAAGGTATCAGGTAAGTTGATCACCTGTTTGTTTTTACGTGTTTCGTCAAAATAAATTGTTAACATACATTCAAAGTTTTTAGTTGTTGTTTTTCTGTATTTAGTTTTGCTTTTACAATTAGGACTATTAGTTCATCAAAGAACTTCTCAGCTCGTTGTAATCTTCTAATATTTATTATATCATCAAATTTACAAATATCATAATCTCTCCATCTCAATATTGAATTTACTGCTTCAATATAAGTCTGCTTGGTATAGCCATTTAGAGATCCATTAGGATACTTATTTATGAACTTAATAATACTTTCTAATTGGTAATTAGATAATCTACCCAAACAAGTGGGTTTTCCTTTCCAGAAATATAGCATATTGCAATATTTATCTACCTCTGGATTTATTATGTCTTTAATCATATTTATTTGGTTTAGAGTTAATAGATTTATATAAAAACTTAGTTGACTCTACCTTCCAAATAATTTTCTTTTTAGAGATAAAATTTGATCTTGTACCTTATTAAATTTGATTTCATTGAACATAGTTGGTACTGCTAGTTTTCTAGAGTTTCCATAAAATTCTGCCCAGCAGATAAGTTCGTCTAACTTTTGTGCATTGTTTTTTATTCCGTTTTCCATGTATTTGTTTTTAATTGTTAGAAGTAAAATTGAAATTATACCAAGCTCTATACTGTTAGTCTTTAATAGGGCTGGGATGTGACACCTATTGATATAATTTACTCTGGGACGAACCTTTCGATTCTCTAGATCCACCAATCTATTTTTAAAGAATAGATAAACTTTAACCAATCTTCTTTTTCTTTCTAATGTCAGAGATAACTTGTCTTCTTACATTGTATAATTCACATATAGACTTTATAGTCTTGTGTGGATTGTTTTCAATATCTTTCAAGACTTTTTCTATCAATTCAGTAGAATACTTTTTGTTTACTGGAATATTACCCTTCTTGAATTTGTATGATTCCATATTCATAAGTGGTAGTCTGCCTTTTTTGTAGGCATCTTTCATGTTATCAGAATGTGTACCTAAAAATAGATGTTTAGGATTAACACATAAAGGATTATCACATTTATGACAGACAAATACATTTGAATCATTTATTTCACCATACTTAAGTATATATGATAATCTGTGACTATCAATTATTCTTTTCTGATATCTTATAACTCCATAATTACCTCTCATTCCTGCTTTCCATTCCCAACAATCTTCATCATTATTAGTTACTCTTACTTTACTCCAGAATCTTTCGATTATAGTACTCATTTGTTTTAATTTGTGGAGCTGGACAGGTACGATCTGTCGTGTTCCATAATTCATTATTAATTTTCTACAAGTTTAGCATATCTTTTTCTCCTAATGCAGGATATTTGATTCTTAATCAAAAAAGCAACACATTGGCTAGTTATAGTCTTCCTATGTGTGAAGTGGTTGACTTTCCAATATTAGGCTGCTAACTCTAATTCTGCAATTGGGGCAGATGTCAATTTAATGACTTTTGCTGAAGCGCTTTTTACAACTGCAAGAACATCAGCGATGCCTCCTACTTCGTTGGTTATTACAACATTGTCCGTTAGAACTTGAAACCATAGATTAAAGTGATAGATAACATCTCACTACTTGCTTATCAATAAATTATTACAGAGTCTATAGCCAACTCTCAGCCCCAATTCTTTATACTTTACTTTAATCCCTTTTTACAATTAAGATACTAAGGATTGTTTAAAGAATTTATTTTTTACTATGTTAGTATAGTTAATATTATGTGTATTAAAATATAAGTAACTTGACTATTAGAATTGTAGTTGTTGTAATTCGAGTTGTTGAACACTAAACTACTAGAAGTTATAATATTAACGTTGAATGATTTTGTATAAATGAGCATAATTCTTACCTACAAAATCAGAGGTTTTCTGATCTTTGAAATAAGCAACCTGACCAATAGAACAGTAGCTGCTGTAATCCGAGCTGAGGAACACCAAACCACCTTTTTTATCATTCTCATGATAAGGATACCATTTCTGTTGGTCATGATCAGTCCAATCTAAGATCCAATCTTCATTAAAGAATTTTTGTACTTGTTTTAATTGAGCAACTGCTACATGAAATTCTATCTCTTCTGGTGTGAATAAATTAGAAAAGTGCTCTGATTTTACTTCATATTCTTTCAAAGCTCTACATATACTTGGATAATCAGCTCCTATTTTGAATAAATCTGCGGGAGCATTTACTACCTTTTCTAGTTCCATTATTGTTGCTTTTAGCTCATTGATTTTTTCCTGAGCTTTCTTTTTATCTGTCATAAGTATTTATTTTTTAAGTTTATACTATTACAATGAGATAACCATCCATTGTAGCTTGCTATTGATTTTTTATTATTATTTTTCCTGATCATTCTTATAAATCTTAGTTTTATACTCTTTCTCAGTAAAATATGTGTATGATAAGATTTATATCCAAGGAAATCTATTCCTCTAGATTTTACAGGAAATATTTGATAATTTGATTTTATTTTAAGTTTCAAATTTACATTTAGATATTGCTCTATCAAATGTAATATTCTGTGTAATTCTTGTTTATTGCTTCCCAATATAACTAAATCATCACAATATCTAAAATAGTATTTTACTTTTAAAGTTTCTTTAATCCAATGATCAAAATAGCTTAAATAAAAATTAGCAAAATATTGAGATAGATAATTTCCAATAGGTTGTCCTTTACAACTATCTATTATATTACTCAATAAACTCAGTAGATTTTTATCTTTAAATTTCTTGAGTAATAATTCTTTTAAAATATCGTTATCAATGTTTGGGTAGAACTTTTTGATATCTAATTTTAAGCAGTATTGAGTCTCCTCTTTGTTTTTTAATGCTTTATTTAGAGAATTTAGACCTTTGTGTATACCTCTATTCTTTATACAGTTATAAGTATCTTTAGTAAATGTTGATACAAATATAGGTTCTAAAATATTCATTATAGCATGATGTACTATTCTATCTGGGTAATAGGGTAACTTATATATTTCCCTTTCTTTTGGATCAAAAATTGTGAATATTTTGTATTCTGACGTGTTATAGTTATTGTTTAATAGTATTTGATTTAAATTTAATATATTATTATCATAGTTCTTGTCAAATTCTATTACGTCTTTATTTTTAGATTTACCAATTCTAGCCTTTTTATCGGCTAGTATTAAATTATCTATATCACAAATTTTATTATATAAGTTACCTATTCGTTTCATCTTATACTTCTTAAGTCTCTTTCAATAGTTTACTAAAGACTCTTTAAGTTTGTTATCTTTTACCCAGTGGTATGGTTAATACTAATTAGTCTAAAATATAATAAGTAGAGTAGTTAGAATTGACATTATAGTTGTTCACGTTATTCAGTACCTAACTAAAACATTTAGTATTAACCTAAATATGAATTGTATAATTTTATAAGCTCATTTGCCATCACTCTTGCTGTATCTTCTTTCTTATAATAGTAAGAAGCAGAGAAGTGAGAAGTGACACAATAGCTGTACACGCTACCCAGCACCCAACCATCTTCTTTAGAAAATCTAAAATATGGTAGATACTTATATTCATTACCATTGTTAAAGTCTGGTTCCCATATTTTGTCATCATTATCTAGATAGTTTTTTGCTTTGATTATCGTCTCTAAACTGTAAGATATCCAATCTTTCTTCCTTCTAAATTGATGTTCTACATATCTTTGATGACCAACTTTAAATAATATTTTCTCAGCTTCTTCTAAACTCATAATTATTATTTTTCAGATTTTTCCTCTTTACTTAATTCTTTGATTTGTTTATCTAAGAATGATGAGACTAACTCACTTGTTTGAGAAGGTATTTTACATATGCTTGTATCCTTTGATATCCAATCAATAGTCTTGCCCCCAGCTATAATTAATATTGCTTCATTTTTAGATGGTGTGAGAGTTATGCCTATTATTGCAATACCAATTAGAATAAATGCCCATATTATTTTCCATCTGTTCTTTCTAGTGTATATCTCATTATCATCTCCCTCTATATGATTTATAAACTTTATAAAGTAGAATAGTACCATCATTGCTATCCCTATAGTTAATATAGCATTGAACATTCCATTTAAAGAATCTAGCCTTGTTAGCCAATATAATTTCCAATATATATTCATATTTTTATGTTTTAGTTGTTTTTATTAATTTTCATTGTACATTGATATATACTCTATTATTAAGGCTATCATTATCAGTGGTAATCCTAATACGCATATTGTTAACATTAACATCACGGAGTAAAATACATTAAAGTCTTCTAGTATATCGAAGACAAATAGTCCTAGTATAAAGAAATTTAATGCAAAGTAAATTGTTATCATTATTTCCATATTTCATTTTTAAATTGTTATTAATGGTTATTATAATAAACCCCTCTAGGAAACTGGAATAACCTAAAGGGTTTATTATACTGAAAGTAAGCTTAGATAAGCTTTACTTCTTTGTTGATGCTCTACTAGGACTCGAACCTAGATTAATTCCCGAGAGGAATTCTCCTATCCAGTTAGAGGATAGAGCACACATTACATGGCTATAATATTAATTAACTATCTAATTGAATTATGCATTCAATTTAGCTTTTGAAGCTAAAGAACTAGATACAACTGGTTCTGAGATGCTATCATGTTTGATAAATACATCTTCTACATCTGCATCTTCAGTGTATTCTGTTTTGAAGTAGATTTGAGCTCCACCTTTTAAACACATACCACCATCTGGTCCTGCTTGTTTAGGTTTCATACCTAACTCTTGAGTTAATGATTCAGTAGTTACAATTCTTCCAGGTAATTCTAATCCATCGTGGATCTCACCTAATTGAACTGCCTTCATTGCATCATCATAGTTTACTGTTTTTAAAGCAGATTTAACTTTTCCTCCTGCTACTGCTGATCCAAATGAGAATTTTCTTTCTTCAATGCGGATGTAACCATACTGTTTACCATCTTTACCTAATTCTGGATTTTTTGTTACGATTACACCTGTTGTTGGGTTTGCTGTGATTCTTACTGACATGATTTCTTGTTTTTGATTGTTTATAAATTGTTTATTTGTTGTTTGATATAATTATACTCCTATATCAAGAGTAATAAAAATTAGCTAATATATCACGTAGATTGTTGGATGTGTTTAGATCTTATTATAAAGATGATTTGAACAATTGTAATATATCTAGCTAATTTTTAAATGCTTATAGTAAATACTTTGTAAAAGTCTGGAGAGTATTATCATACTTTATTCCTCCTGCTATTACATTTCCTGGTTCGCTTAATTTTATACCTGATATTATATACCATTTATCTATTGGCGCATTCGTATCAATATATATTGTTTTAGATCTGTTTTTATAGCTAACTGTTACTTCATATACAGAATTATACTCTAATACTGCTATGAAATTGTTGTTAATCATCATATTAGATGAACTATTATTAGTTTTGTTTACTATTAATAATTCAAACTCTTCTGAGTCTATAAATTTATTATCCACTTTTATACTTAAGTCAAGTTTTATAGTTTGTCCTATACTATTGAAGGATAATGCTACTAATGTGATTATTAGCATTAATGAAGTCATCATTTTTTTCATTGGTTATTGTTTGTTTATGAGTTGTTAATTGAAGATTGCTAGGTGAATGTACATGTTTTGTGCTAATGTATGCTGTATCCATGACATTGAGTACCTTTCACTTGGTGTTCTGTCTAATGCGTTCATGGGTTTATTGTTTAATTGTTGTTTGAAAACCTATTATATACCCATAAACATTAAAGAATTTCATTTCTAATGATTTACAATGGAATATATAATAGGCACTATTTTAGTTTAGATATACTTTCCTAGAAGATTTTATTGTTCTATCTAGTGTATATACATTGTTGTTTTCATATTTCTTTAAAGCCGTAATTAGATTATGATTGAATCTTAATACATCTCTTCTTAGATGTTCTTCTTTGGCTTCATTCTCTAATCTTTTAGTTCTTGTAAATTCTACGTACTCTAATCTGTTTAGAGTTTGGCTAATTTCTTCACCTTTGTAGTTCTTTGCTTTTACTACTTCGTATTGCACATCTTTGTTTTTCTCTGATCCATGTACTGGAACTATTGATGTACCTAGAAATATTGTTGTTGCTATGAATTTATGTTTTCTCATATTATTTATATTAGTTATGTATTTGAAAAGTAGCTCTAACTACTTGTTGATTAGACTTTCGTTAGAGCTTGAAACTTTTATAAATCTTTAGTTTGGACTTACTGGTGCAAAGAATTATAGAACCACCTCACGTATAGTATTCTTGTCTAATTATCACATCAGATTCAAACCTAACTATCTTCTTTATAGTCCCATTGGAATATTTGATCCAACTACTAATATGCTTGTCATTTCTCCTGTTTGAGGATGTTGTACAATTTCATTGTATTTTACTACATTGTTTAAGGCTTTCATAAGACATTGTTTTAGATTGTTTATATTTGTTGAATTGTATTGTTTATCTCTGGTTTTTACACTGATACCTCATTTGGCCTGGTCGCTGTTTTTATTGATCGAGTATTAGTGTCATCAAATCTACTTAACCCCTTATATGTTTGAATATTTGCAGTAGTTGAAAGTTAAGTTGCTACCTTTGAAGTAGCGAGATATTGATTATTATTTAATAAGTGTGCTGAATACTTGTTTTTACACTATTAACGACTTCTTATTAAATTTTTTTTAATGTTATTACCTGTCCGATTTCTAAGCGGAATAAAAAGATATAACCAATCACCTCCATGTTAAGATTTAATACCGTCAAACGGAACACTTTGGAGCATTTTAAATTGAAATTATATCTATTATCTTTACACAGAACAACGACTACTTAGATTAGTCTATAAGATACAAGATTTTATTCTTATACAATTTATATTTATTACTGTTCTGCTTCAAGCAGGTAAATGTGTTATATATTATCTCTTAGTATTAAGAGTTCAATATCACAATATTTTGAGCATTCACCTACAAATCTTTTGTTATCATATATTTTAATAGTATCTATGTGAATATCTAATTGATAATCTCTTAGATGTACAAAATCTTTATGATGACTGAAATTTACTCTGAATGTATCATCTTGTAATTTACAATTGAATACATCTGATGAATCAGAATATCTAAATTCTTCTGGAAGATCTAATATTGGTTGTTTTGGTTGTTGTTTACAACTAACTAGTATTGTAATTAGGAGTAATGTTAATATTGTTTTCATAGTTTTATAGTATTATTGATTAATAATTCATTTATGATTTGATCAAGGACAGTATAATAGAGTTATTATAGTAGATATTATTGCTTTAATTGTTAGTAATATTCTTGTTTTTTTATCAAACGATTCATAGAGCTCTATTAGTTTTATTCTATTTGGCCAATCTGTCATTATTGAAAATAGAAACATTATTGTTAATGTTATCATCTTATTTGATTTAGCTATATTATTATTAGTGAATTGTAATATTGTGATTGTTGTTAAAGTGATGATTTGCTGGGTGTGAGTACAGTGCCAATCAATTGAACACTTAAATTACCAATCAAATCACTCTAAACTAATTAATTAGACTAATAGTCTCCTACCAATTTAGTAGGAGCTATTAATAGTGTTAAGATAAATAGATTATAGCATCACCTTCAAGTTTAATCCAAAGACTGTGTAATTCTTTTAATGGAAATAGAGTATATTTAGGGTCAGATGGTGTTTCATCATTAGTAAATCCTATTAAATAATGTCTATCTCCAGCTTCTGTGTGTAATAAGATTGCATATTTCATGGTAGTTTATGTTTAATAGTTAATAATAGGTTAGTTACAAAATCCCCAAGCCAGTATCACAAAAGTTACTCTGGTCATGGGGATTTTTTCTGCAATCGTTCACTTTACAGCTTTTTTAAGTGTATTAGTTTACCACTTTTAGTCTTTATTATAGTCTCATTATTACTTGCAGAGTAATTAAAAGACAGATATAGCTCTTTTCTATATACACTATCAATTATATCTAGTGATGTATTTACATACTCTAGTTTATATTTTAATGTATCTTTTATTGAGCTATATGGATTGTGGTAAAATCCTTTGAATTTGTATTCAAATTTTGCGTCAGCCATTATTGTATCTGTTACTCCAGCTGGATTATATATAAATTGATATATCCCCTCAAGGCAAGCTCCATACTCTCCACATTTTGAGATTGGTTTCTCTATTTGTGGTGTATTTGGTTCTTCAATAGGCTTAATTTCTTTTTTCTTGCAGCTAATCATTGTACATAACATCATTAATATTATACAGCTTATGATTAGGTTTAGTATTAACAATAGTTTTTTCATGATTTCTAGTTTTTAAGAAGCTTATTATTCTATCATATGTGTATGGAAACAAATTGGCATATTAGTCTCTGGACTTCACATGAGTTGAATAATAAGCTATATTTTATTAAGAGTAGTCTAATATTGTGTATCTGCTAATTGGAGTGATTTTAGGGAAGATTGAATACCTGCAGTTTTGACTGCAAATAAAACTGTTTTTATTTCACTAATTAATTGATTATCAGCAATTTTATTGTTTGATACATTATTTATCTCTCTTTTTGTCATTCCAAATAACTCTTTGTAGATATTATTTATCCTATGTTCTACAGGTTTTGTATAAATAGGTAATTTAGTAGCTCTATCAATAATAGGCTTACCATTTTTAGATAATAATTGACTCATGTTTTCCAGTTTTAGTTGATTAATAAGTAATTAGCTACTAACAATATACTACTATATGTAAAAGAGATATGATAGAGCGTAGTATGTTGAGAGTAGCTAATGTGTGAGTTATAGAATAGAGAACTCCAAGAATATTGTATCACCAGTGTAATGAGCTTTAAGTAAATCAGGATGTAGTTGATCTTTACTAATTGCTTCATAGTCCTCAGGTAGGATAATTACTGGTATATCTTGGACTTTAGTTTGTTGTATAGCCCAACATGTGAATGCTATACAGAATATCAGGAATAGGCAGATTATAGTTTTCATAATATTAGTATTAATGTGTTAATAATAACTCCTAACCTGCTAGTTTGCACTCACTCCTCAGAGAGGAAACAAGCATATTGGTTAGGAGTATGTGATTAAGCTAGGTGTAACCATTTACCCATGAATACTTCACCAGATTGAGGATTAATCATCTCATGGTCTTGTACTTTGTATAATGGGAATAGCTCTGATTCTTGTATCTTAGTGCCAACATCTACTTGCTTAGAGCCAGAGATATAGTAGGTTTCTTTCTTTACTTTGTCTCCAAAGATAGCACTTTTAATGATAGTCTCTGCTTGTAATTTAGTTACAAATCCTCCTTTGCTGTTAGGATTAGATTGAGTTGCCACAAATGTTTTCATAATTTCCAGTTATTAATACGTTGTATAGGAAACCATTTTCCTACAAAGTTTAGTAGGGGTAGTGTTTATTGGAGTGTTCTGAATAAACATATTCACAAAAAATTTTTAAAAAATTTATTTGGTAGTTATATTATTAATGGCTACTTTTGCTAGTATAAAAATATAACAAAATTTTACTTAATAAAACAACCAATGGAAAGAGAAGAAGCAATTGCTTTAGAAACAAAGCTTAGAAACAAGTTAAATGATATTGCCTATACATATTATAAAGAACCAAAGGATGAGGGTGTAGTAATACTAAGCTCTCTGTACCAAGAAGCTTTAAAACATTGTATGACAAGTTATACTATAGTAGGAGAAACTCTAGTAAAAGATAGTCCAAATAGTTCAGACAAAAGTATAGCTACATATACTGGGTTAAATGGATGTAAGTATATTTTGATCTTCACAGACACTAAAGATACTGATAAATTTAAAGTATACATGAATCTTGATATAGATAAAAATGGCTAGTACATCAGAATACGAACAACATCAATTTTTTAAAATGTCTAAACAAGAAATCAGAATTAAGGAATTGGTAAATCTTTTAAAGATAAATGCTAGAAGAACAGATAATACTAAAAAGACTATTAATATTGTAATAGAATTAATGAATTTATATTATGAAAAATAAATATTATACACCAGAATTAGAAGAATTTCATATAGGATTTGAATATGAAGTCTTAATGGTATTAGATCAAGATACTTGGGATAATACAAAAATAAGCAAAGAAGGATTTAATCAGAACTTTGATAGAATCTTAAATCATCCAGAACAATGTAGAGTTAAATATCTAGATAAAGAAGATATTGAAAGCTTTGGTTTCAGGAGAAATGGCAGATCAATAGATGATTGGTATTATCTAAACAAAACAGTAGAAAGAGCTTTATCAGCTCATAGAGATTACAGTATATCTATACAACATGATTTTGATACAAATCAAGGAATAGTAATTAGAGGTTTTGAATGGGAGGATTTAAAAGGAACAGAAGAAACGTTATATAGAGGAACTTGCAAGAATAAATCAGAATTTAAAAAACTAATGAAACAACTAAACATATGCTAACAAAACAAATCCTATATGATTTAGGGTGGGTAGAACATTCTGATAGTTCAAAAGGACATCTTAATACTATTTATTTTCTAAATGAGTATGTATTAGATGTAATTCCAGAACCTACTTTAAATAGTAAAGAGTATATAATTAGGTTATCAAGAAAAGAAGATTATAATAATGCTTTCTATAAGGAATTATTTACAGATAAAGACACATTAGAATACACAATGAAACAATTAAATATAATATAATGAACACTTATTCAAAGAATTTCAAAGATTACCAAATTAAGTATGTGACTTATGAAGATGGTAAAAAAGTAATACACCTAAAAATGGGTGTAAAGAAAAGATGGTATGGAGATCATTTGAATTATGATAGTATGAGTCAGATAATCAATATAGATACAATCTTCAAGCTAAATGAAGCTCATAAAAGATTAAAAAAAGAAGAAGAATACTAGGTTTTCTAAGAAAAAATGCTTATATTTGTATAGTACACCTGTGGTTAACACAGACCACCCACGAGGGACTTAGTTAAATAGTGGGTTAGAAGTTGGATAATAGTCTGCAGACTTGAAATAATAGTCAAACATAGCTGGATGAAGTTTCTCCGATAGTGTAAAAAGGTTCTTTATAGAGGGATTAATACATTGGGAACATGAGCTACAAGGTAGGCTTTTGAATTGACAAGACAAAGTTTCCATTAGGGCTAAATACTGGTATTATGAAATCTAAGAACTAATCCAAAAAGACGAGTCTAACTCTGAAGGGGAAAACTATGTTTAATTATAATCAACTTAGTTATATAATAAATTTGGTTATTATAACAAATGTTGTTATATTTGTATATGGACACATTGAACATAAACATACCCTCTAAAAACATTACACGTTCTATCCTAGAATTATTGAATCCTTATTTAGGATACCTTACTCCCGTAGAGCTATCTCTTGTAGACTTAATTATAAGCAATAATATATCTAAAATAGATAGTACAACAAGAGCTAAGATTAGAGGATTGTCTAATTTAGACAAATACACATTTAACAACTATATCAAAAAGTTAAAAGATAAACAAGTATTGTTATTAAAAGATAATATCTTACTTATGAATCCAAAGATAGTAGGAATGACTAAGTCTAAATCTATTAATGTAAGTTTCTATGAGTAGTAGCAAATTGTATGATGAGATTATTAATATTCTTTATGAAAAGTTTAAAGACTTTAGAATCTCTAAAGCTGAGATAGAAAGAATGGTGGATTCTCAGTTTAAAGTAGCTAGAGAGAGTATAGGAAAGAAACAAGCAGAAGTAACCATGTTTCCATATTTAGGAAAAGTAGTACCAACTAAAGCACACCAAAGATATGTCAATAGTAAACAAAAGTCTTGAGATCATAAACGGATGGGGAAATTATATATTTCCTAGTAGTGAAGTTGAAGAGCTAGCTAAAAAGAGAGCTGAGATATGTGGTCCTTGTGAAAACAATGTAGATGGAAAATGTGCTATTTGCCACTGTCCATTAGTAGCTAAGACTAGAAGTACAATATCTAATTGTCCAATACAACTATGGTAGTAGAGTTTGAAGTTATAAATAGCTATCCAGTGTTGGATAAGGGAGTTAGTTGTGCTAGATACATTCCTAGGAGAACTACTCAAAAGAAACTGTTTACCATAGAGAATATGGAGGTAGAGGAGTATAGTGATTTCAATGGTAGAGTTTGTTCTAGGTATTGTACAACTAAGTATGGTACAGATTATTACAGACTCAATATCCCATATGAGACTATGAAGACCAAATATTTTATGCCAATAGAAGTAAAAGGATTAGGAAAATAATGCAAAAAGAAATACTAATACCTATATATGGATGCTCAGTATTTGTCCAAGTAACTAATGATATATTAGCTGCTAACAAATATTTAAAGTTACACTATGGTATTAGTGAAGATCTTTCAGATTGTAGAGGAATAGTTTTTAACCAAATATCACCTGTCTATAAAGCTAGGATATTTGTTATGCTAATACAATACAATGAGAATAAAAAGGAGTATTGGGATACCATAGGACATGAGATGATGCATTTAACTCAAGACATTCTTGAATCAAGACAAATATATTTTAAAAGGAAAGATTCTAATGAATCATATGCTTACATACAAGGCCATCTAATGGCAGATACATATGATTTATTTGACAAAGCGTATAACAAATATAAACGATTAAAAACTAAAAATTAAAAACTATGGAAGAAAAAATCAAAAATCTTAGTGAATTAGAAATAATCAATAACAAAATTAGTGAAATAAACAAAGTACTTGGTCTTTTGAATACTAAATTGTTAAATAATTTAAATACATTAAGAGGAGAAACTATAGATAAAAAGGAAGTTAACAATCCAAAGTCAGAGCCTAATGGTTTAATTGAAAAGTTAAATTGTGAAGTATCTTGCATAGAAAATAGACTGGGTGATCTTGAATTAATGTTAATTGATTTAGCTCATTACATTTAAGATATTGTGGTAAAGATAGTAGATCTCAAAGATAATAAGGTTATCATAGCTCCTGAATGCTTACTAATAGATCCATTCAAATCTATTTGGGAAGCTGATAAGACTGTGGAGAAGATAGAAGCTACTAAAGTAATAAAGTACTTATGGTTCTTTATTGACTTTGGTAGTCCATATTTTATGTATCAAGAGGAACAAAGGCATGATTTAATTCTGGAATACGTTTTAGGTGACAAAAACTTTAAACAACCAAAGAACTTAGAATCTATAATTAAATCATATCTAGATGCTAATCCTAGACCAGCTGTAGAGATGTTATCTTCTGCAGTTGAAGTTGTCCATAAGATGAAAGATTTTTTTAAGTCAGTAGACTTTACAGCAACTCAAACCAATAAAATGGGAGTAGAGGAATTTACTTATGATATTGATAGAATAACTAAAGCTATCATGATGATGCCTAAGCTGATAGACTCACTTAATCAAGCCACAGAGTTAGCCAAGAAAGAACAAGCAGGAACCTCTAAGGTCAGAGGTAATGCACAAACAAGTATGTTAGAAGATAATAAATTATAATATGGACCACACAACTGAGACACATTATTCAAAAATAATATTAAACAACTCCAAAGAAGTAAAAGGAGATTTTAAGAGATCTATACTAACTATAGTACCATTGGATTCTACAATTAAAGAATTTAAACTACATGGGATTGATACATGGATATTAGAAGACGAGTACAAATCTCTTGAAGAGAATAATATTGATATTAATAATATAAGAGTGATGGCTTACGTTGAAGGAAGATATTCTCCTTATAATAAAGAAGGTAATAATATCCTATCTGCTGATGCTTACCAATTACATATTATCTATTAGAGATGGTAGGAAAAGATAATCCATATATACCACCAGTAGATAGATTTACTCACTCTAGTGAGTTTAACTATCTAGCTAGGTTATTTACAGAGAATAAAAGCTACTGTAATATACCTGTAGGTACTTTTCAACATCTAGAGTTCTGGAGAGATGTTAAGGAAAAGTGTATAAATGGTATGACTAATAGTGTTGGAATCAATATTACAGGTCCTCATTTCTTTTATCTAAATTTTTGTAGAATATTAGGAGAAAACCCACTTACTGGAAGGAAGACTAAAATATTTCCTAAGTTTGTAGATATTGATTATGAATACTTCCACATGATTAACTATTGTAGAAACAATGGTAAGAATCTAGTAGCAGTAAAAGGTAGGAGGGGAGGTTGGTCTTATAAGGGAGCATCAGTAGCTAGTCATGAATTTACATTCTACCCTGAATCTAAGAACGTAATTGGTGCATTCTTTGGGAACTATAGTCAGAATACTATGGATTTCTGTTTAGACAATTTGAACTGGTTAGCAGAAAATACACCATTTGGACATATTAGAAATCCCAATCTTAGAGATTCAGTAATGTCTAAATATGAAAAAAATATTAATGGAGCTAAAATATGGGCTGGTTATCATTCATCTATAGAATCCTATAGTTTCAAAGATAGACCAGGGGCTGTTGTAGGTAAGTCTGCAAGTTGGTTATTGTTAGATGAAGCTGGTTTGTTTCCAAATATTACAGAGGCTTGGGGATACACAGAACCTCTAATTAAGGATGGTAGTAATGCTACAGGAAATGCTATTATCTACGGATCCTCAGGAGACATGGATTCTGGTAGTAGGTATTTCTATGAAATGTTTACAGATCCTAGAAAGTATAATATGCTAGAATTTGATGATCCAGATAACCCGCAAATCAAAATTGGATTTTTCAGTAGTTCAACTAAGGGTAGGTGGGGTAAATGTCAAAATCCTAAATCTGAATGGTATAACAAACCAATGGTAGATGAGGATGGTAACTCTAATAAAGAAGCTGCCTCTGATGACTTAGATTTTGAAAGACAAAGAGCAAGATCAGGAAATGATCCTAAAGCTTATCATGCTGCAGTAACTCAATTCCCAACAACATGGAAAGAAGCTTTTTTGAGAAATAAATCTAATGTATTTGGATCACCTGATATGTTAGAATGGCTAGGAAAGTTAGAGAATACACCATCATTAAGAGCACAGAGTCAAGTTGGGGAATTGTACTTTGATACAGATGTAGAACTAAAGTGGAAGCCTAATGATGAATTACATCAAATCATAAACTTCCCTTTAAAAGCCTCAGAAAATGAAGATACTTCAGGAGCTATAGTAGTATGGGAACATCCTGAAAGAGGTGAAACTGTAGAAGATATAACAGGTCTCGTTCCTAATTGGTTATATATTGCAGGATGTGATCCCTATGATCAAGATAAATCAGAATCTGGATCTCTAGGTTCATTCATGGTTTACAAAAGATTTTATCAAGCTAACAAGACACATGACATATTAGTAGCTGAATATACTGGAAGACCAGAGAAAGCAGATATGTTTTATGAGAATTGTAGAAAGCTATGTATCTATTATAATGCTAAGTGTCTGTATGAAAATCAATTAAAAGGATTAAAGACATATTTTGAGATGAAGAATAGTCTTCATTACTTATTTGAACAACCTGGAATTATCAAGGATATTGTAAAAGATTCTAGAGTTCAAAGGGGTTATGGAATTCATATGAATAGAGGAAGTAATGGAATCAATGGTATTAAGGATCAATGTGAGATCTACCTTAAGCAATGGTTATATGAAGAGAAAACTGATGTTAATGGTAATAAGTTTCTAAACTTTCATACTATAAAATCAATTCCACTATTAAAAGAACTAATAGCTTATGATAGAGAAATAAACACCGATAGGGTTATAGCATTCATGTTATGTATATTACAAACAAAAGAATTACACAGAATACATGTAGAAGAGCTATCTAACATAAACAGTGGAGAGATAGATTTTCTTACTAAGTTTTACAAAAAAAACACTATATTTAACAAGGGCAAGTTATCAAAAGCCTTCAGATAATGGATAATAAAGACTCATATAACAATGGTGGCAGTAGCTCACTACCTCAACAAAAATTACCTTTTAGCAAGAAGAATAAGGAATGGGGTAAGGCTTGTATAAATCACTACTCAAACTACAGATATACTAATGGGACCAATATTAGATCAGAGAGGTTTAAGAAGTTAATAAACTATGATCTATACAATGGGAAGGTAAATTTTAAGGATGTAGAGAATATCTGTAATCCAATGGGATTAGCTGATTCTACATGGGCTAGTAGATTTCAACACTATGACATTATATCTGAACCTATAAGATTACTTATTGGAGAAGAGACAAAAAGACCTGATAATCATATAGTTGTCTCGGAATCTCCATTAGATATTAATAGAAAGAGTCAAGCTTTGAAGGATAAAATCATGGCTTTCCTAGAAGACTCTTTAGTAGCTAAAATTGATCCTAGTCAAATAGATCCAAATAACCCTCCTCAAACACCTGAACAAATATTAAAATTTGAGAAGTATACACCTTCTGATATAATAGAACATAAGTCAAATCAATTACTTAAGGTTCTGAAGAAAAAAATAAATACTAAATTACTATTCTCCCAAGGCTGGAAGGATGCCTTGATAGCTGGAGAAGAGATCTATTGGATAGGTATACTAAACAATGAAGTATCAATGAAAAGAGTTAATCCAATTAACTTAACTGTTATACTTGATGATGATACCAACTATATTGATGATGCTATTGCAATTGTTGAGGAAAGAATGCTAACAGTCTCAACAATACTTGATGAGTTTGGAGATGATTTAAAACCAGGAGACTTTGATAAATTGAATGATTACTCAAGAGGTGTATTTGGTAGCTTTATGAATGCTGGTGGTTATGAACCACAGTTTGAAGTAATAAATGATCAAAATGCTTTTGTTGGTGTTACTCCAACTAATGTAACTGGAAACAATAATGCTCAGAACTATGCAATAAGAGTAACCAGAGTAGAGTGGAAATCTATGCAAGAGATTGGTGAACTAACATATACTGATGAAAATGGTGAGATAGTAGTACAGATAATTGATGAAAACTTTAACTTAAAACTGTTCAAAGAAGTTTATCCTGATGCATTAGTAGAATGGTTTTGGATTAATCAGGCTTGGGAAGGTGTTAAGATAGGTCAAGATGTCTATGTTGGAGTTAGACCGAAACCAAATCAAAGACGTAGAATGGATAATCCATATTACTGTAGATTAGGTTATACTGGGTTTATTTATGAAGCAACTAACTCACAATCAGTTAGTTTAGTAGATAGATTGAAACCTTATCAATACTTATATGATATTATAGCTTACAGACTTGAGATTGCTTTTGCTTCAGATAAAGGTAAAGTATTCTTAATGGACTTAGCTCAAGTTCCACAAAGTCATGGAATGGATTTAGAGCAATGGATGCATTATCTAAAAGAGATGGGTATTGCATTTGTCAATAGTTTTGAGGAGGGGAAGAAGGGTGCTACAGTTGGGCAAACATCAAGATTCAACCAATTCCAGGCTTTAGATCTAAGCCTAGCACAATCTATTCAGCAATATATAAATATGCTGGATTATATAAAGAACCAAGTATACTTTGTATCTGGTGTGACTCCACAAAGATTAGGAGCTATTAACAATACAGAACTTGTTGGAAATGTAGATAGAGCTGTAACACAGTCAGCACTAATTACTGAATACCTCTATGAAGCTCATGGAGAGGTTAAGAGAAGGGCATATACTTCAATGATAGAAGTTGCTAAGATAGCTTATAAGAATGGTCTAACCACACAGTATGTGTTAGATGACATGGGTATTGAGACATTAAATATAGAGGAACTTGAATTTGAGAATTCTGAATTTAGTGTATTTGCATCTAATAATTCTAGAGATTTAGATCTTAAAGCTAAATTAGATCAGTTAGTACAAGTAGCTATGCAAACAGAAAAAGCAGATTTATCTACTGTAATTGATGTGTTAATAAATGATTCTCCTAGAGATATCATAAGAACCTTACAGAAATCAGAAGAGGAATTCTACCAAAGAAAACAACAAGAAGCTGAAAATCAAAACCAACTTCAAGCTCAAGTACAAGAACTTCAGGCTAAAATGCATGAAGAACAACTACAAGATAAACAAGCTGATAGAGAATTAAATCAATATATTGCTGATACTAACAACTCTACTAAGATTGAAGTAGCTACAATAAATGCATTATCTGGTAAGGATGGTCCTAGTGATATGGATGGTAATGGTGTACCAGATGCCATAGAAGTAGGTAAGCTTGCTCAATCAGAAAGAGAGTTAGCTGCTAAAAACTTCATGGAACAAAGCAAATTAGTACATGAGAAATATAAGCATGAAAAAGAAATCTCATTAAAAGAGAAGGAGATAAACTCTAAGAATGATATTGAGAACAAAAAGCTGGAACAAATAAAGGTTCAAAATAAAAACCAAATAGAGTTAGCTGACAAAAAAGCTAAACTAGATAAGGAACTAATGGACAAAAAAGTACAGATAGAGAAAATAAAGCTCAGAGGTAAGTCTAATGCAAAAAAGAAATAATACAATAATAGCTATATAAACTAAATCAAAATAACAGCAAAATATACTTGCAAAGTATAACAAAATCAATTATATTATAAATAATAAAGGGTAAACAAAATGAGTACAAAAAACAAGGAAGACAAACAAGGTCAAGTTAATCTTTTAAAAGATTCAATTTTTGATGATGGAACTGATATAATCTTTAATGCAGATGATACAGTAATTGATGATGAAGTAGAGAACAATCAGGATGATGTTGTAAGTCATGATGAAATCACAGGTGAACCAACTAATGAAGAAGAAAAGAAAGAACCTGAGAAAGTAGCACCTACTAAAAAACCAGTTAAATTTGAAGCGAAAGAAGTTACTAAAGTAGAAGAGGAAGCTGTTGAAGAACAACATGCATCCCAGATAGCAGTAGTGGCATCATTCTTAGGAGAAAGTGGTATTGTTGATTATGACCCAGAAAAATTTGAAGATTCTGAAGAAGGATTAAGAACTTTAGTTAAGGATTCAATTTCCAAGGGAATTGATGAATACAAAAAAAGTAAGCCTGAAGATATTCAGTTATTTTTAGACTTCGTAGATGCAGGAGGAGATCCTAGAAAATTCCACGAAGTATATTATAACAGTACATCTTGGGAAAAATTTGAAGTAAAAGATGATAACTCTGCCAAATATGTTGTAGAGGAATATCTTAGAAGTAGAGGAGATGGTGAAGAAGAGATCAAGGAAAAGATTGAAGTTTTTGAAACTGGTGGGATACTAGAAAAAGAAGCAAAAAGAAACTTAGCTAGACTTCAAAAAGAAGAATTAGATAATAAAGCAACTCTTTTGGAACATCAAAAAAGATATGATGATGAACAAAGAGAAATGGCTAAAAAAGAATACGAAGAATTTAAAAAAGACTTCTATTCAAAAGAAGAGTTAAATGGTTTTAAATTAACACCAGCAGTAAAAGATAAGTTATGGGGATTTATGACTAGCTCAGATAAGAAGACTGGACTGACACCATTACAAAAACACAATCAAGAGAACACCAATGCCCAATATTTATATGCTTATTTAGCAATGAATAACTGGAACTTGGAAACATTGCTAACAAAAGAAAAAACAAAAATACACAGTGAATTAGCTGATAAACTTAGAAACTCTACAAAAGATAGTAGATCTAAAATAAAATCAGGTCAACAAGATTCATTCACTGATGAAAAGACCTCTAGTGGCTTTAGCCTATTTAGACAAGCTTTAGAGAATAACAAAATATAAGATTATTATTAACTTAAAATAAATAAACAAAATGCAAATTAGTCCATTACAAATAACAAACATGAATTGGCATGCTGGGTTAACTCAAGATACCCACTTATCCAACTTTTTCATGACTGAACCAGATATTGCTAGTCAGATAGTTACACGTATTTATAACAGATCAAATGGTTATAAAAATGCTTTATCTTACTTGACAGGTGGTATGGGTAAATCAAAAGAAATAAATGGTATCCAATATCGTTGGAATATCATAGGAGACAGCAAAAAAGCAATTATGATTTCAAGAGCAGCATTTGATGGTGCAGGATCTCTTGGTATCAATAACACAACTTTTAAAATTGGAGTAGCTGAAAAATGGTTCACTGAAGGTGACGTTTTAATTCCAGATGATCCAAGATTCCAAATGAGAGTTATGGGTGAACCAACTAATGATGGTTCAGATTATATCTTAACTTTACAATTAGTAACAAACGATGCTACATTATTTGTACCAAGTTCATTGTTATCAGTTGGAAAAGAAGTTTCTAAAGAGTTTAATATCGTAGAACATGATCACTCTAGAACATCTGGAGAAACGACATATTCTACTCCATTAATGTTAGAAAACTACATGGCTACATTAAGAAAGAAATATTCGGTAACAGGAGCTGCTCACAGTCGTGTTATGTGTATTACTATTCAAAATTCAGAAACAGGTGAAAAAACAACTTCTTGGGTGAAATATGCTGAGTGGGAATTTTGGAAACAGTTTATGGATGAGATTGAAATCCACTTAATGTATGGTCAATCTAACGTTAAATCTAATGGTACTACAAGTCTTAAAGGTGCATCAGGTAATGCTATCTTTACTGGTGGTGGTTTAGAATCACAAATTGCTCCAGGTAACAAACGTTTATATACTACTTTATCAGAAAAAACTATTCGTGATTTCATGGATGATTTATCTTATAATGGTACAGAAGATGGTCCTAGAGAATATGTAGCTTTATGTGGTAGAGGATTTATGAATCTATTTGATCAAGCTATGAAACGTTCAGTAGGTGCACTTAGTTTAGTAGATAGTCATTTTGTTTCAGGTTCAGGACAAAACCTTCAATTAGAAGGACAATTCTTGAAATACACTGGATTGAATGGTGATAAAATTACTTTAAAAGAATATGCTCCATATAATGATCCATTCAGAAATAGGTTAGTTAATCCTCAAACAGGTAAACCTGCTGAGTCTTACAAAGCAACTTTCTTGAACTTCAAATCTTATAACAAAGGTGAAGCAAATATCCAAAAAGTATACAATAAAGATCGTGAAATGGTAACTACTTATGTAGAAGGTATGTACGGTCCTTATGGTCCTAAGAAAAATGGATCTTCTGCTAGTTCAGTAGATGGATATGTATTTGAGGCTATGACAGAATGTGGTATCATGTTAAAAGATCCTACAGATGCAGCACAATTAATTCTTGACGTTGATAACTTATCTTAAAATAAAAGGTTTTAAGGAGTGTACCTTAACACTCCTTTTTTTAAAAAAGGGAAAATTAAATAAAAAACAATTATGGGAGAGATTAAACAAATCATTGTAAGACCAGTAGTACGAACTAAATTTTCAGGAGTATCTTCATATGCAAGAACTCAAACTATAATCCAAGGAGCTCAGTTAGATAAAACAGGGTTATATAAAACAGGATTAACTAGTGAAGAACAAGAACATTTTGAAGTAGAATTAGGTCTTAGAAAAGGTGAATTAAACAAAAGAAGTCCTTTCTGGGGAGATCTAGAAATAAGACTAAATAATGACAAAATTACAATATTTACAATTGTAAGTCCATTGGATGAATTAAAATATAAAGTGATGTTAGCACACAGTAAAATTGCTAACTCAGAAGTTGAAGTAGGTAAATCAGCAGACTGTCAGTTCTTTATATATGATCCAGAGGCAGCAGCTCAAATAGAATCAGCTAAGATTGATTATGAATTAGAAGCTATAGAAGCATTTAGTTCAATGTCCTTAGAACAGAGAAAAAACCTATTAAGAGTTTATGGAAAACGTGGAGTAGAAGATATGAGTGAAACAATGGTTAGAGCAGAACTTTATAAGAAAATGAAGGAAAATGCTAAGGAATTCATTGAATACTCATCTAAAAAGGAAACACAAGTAAAAGGAATGATTGAAGCCTTAATTGAAAAAGGAGTAATCAAAAAGAAAGGAACCTACTTTTATAATGGAGAAGATCTATTAGGATCATCTACAGATGAAGTAGTAGGATACTTAAGTGATATTAAAAATCAAGCTGTGAAGCTAGCATTAGAAAGCAAATTGAAGAAGAAAAAAGAAGCTAAAGTTTAATTATGGTATCAGTAGCTCAGGCACATTTAGAATTTAAATTTAGATTAGATAAAATAGATTCTCTAAATTACCCAGGCTTTTTACCAGAGGAAATTGACTTGTTACTAAATCAAGCTCAAGATCGAATAGTTAAACAAAGGTATGGTAAGAACAATTTAAAAAGAGAATCTTTTGAAGAAACTCAGAAGAGAATCGAAGATTTAAAGGATATTACCAGAAATGCATTGATAACTCCTTCAGCATATGCCTCTGATAACATTGATGTAAATGCAAGATTTGTAACATTACCTCAAGATCATTGGTTTATTGTACAAGAAAGATGTAATGTTACTTATTCAAATTGCGGAAGTACAGTAAATGACACTATTGAAGTAGTACCAGTTAATCACTCAGAGTTTTCAAAGGTAATAAAAGATGCCTTTAAAAAACCTGGAAAAGACAAAGTTCTTAGATTAATGGAGAATGGTAGAGTTGAATTAGTTTTTGGTCAAGGTATAACTGGAGTTCTTTATAGATTGAGATTTATAAAGCAACCAACAAGAGTTCAGCTATCACCAGCCATAGAATTTGATTTTGTAAATAGTGATTTTTTAATATCAGAAATAATAGATGAAGCAGTAAAAATAGCTTTAGAAGCTATAGAAGGAAAAAGAACTCAAACCTTTACTCCTTTAATAAACAATACTAACGAATAAAAACTAATTAAATAAATGGCAAAAACAATTAAATATCCCTTAAATTACGCCTTAGGAGAGGAAAAAATGCAAGCTTTTCCAAAAGTACAGTATGAGAAAATAAAAGAGATCATTGATGCCCTTAATGGTAACAATAGTGTTTTCACTACTAATAATCTTGTGGTTAACAAGAATGTAATTAGAACTATTACACCATACACAGCTACACCAGATAATAATACTGGATGGACATTAGCAGGTGTTAAGTTAGGTTTACTAGCAGGTGGAATTAAGACTACAAGTGTAGGAGCAATTACATTAACATTAGATTCAGTTGCTAATATAATTACATCTTTTTCTAGCGCAGGAGTAACGTTAACAACAGGATCAGTTCTAGAGTTTTTAGTAGATAACAGCCAAGGTGCTAATACTGTAACAGTTGCAGTAGATGGAGGAGCTACTATAGCGGTAGCAACCCCTGCAATAACAGGAGGAGCTACATTAACAGTATCTACAGCAAACAAAATAGGAATGTTCCAATTATATTTAACAAGTCCAACAACAGCTATACTATCAAGATTAGTTTAAAAAAAATAAATAATAAAAAATTAAAAAATTAAAAAATGATTCATAAAGTAACAAACATTTTTGTAGGAAATGGTTCAGCGTTAGAAACTAGTGTTTCTACATCAACTCCTGGTAAATTAGGAGTATTTGGTAATGATAATACAGTTTTAGCAGCAGCAGAAACTATTTCTACTCCAGGTAAGGAATCTATCTTTATCTCAGAAACTTATGCAGATGGTTCTAGCAAGAAATCAATGTATATCAAAGGTACTAACCTGATTAATGCAAAATCTGAAGATTATGCTCCAGCAGCACGAGAAGTTTGGGCTATTGGTTATAATCGTAAAACAGCAACAGGATTAATTGAAGTGAATGCTTCTAGTGATTATACCTTCTCTATCTTATTTAAGAATGATAAAACATTCTATTCAGTTAGACCAGAAACATTTAGATCTACTTTTACATCTTCTGCATCAGCTACTCAGTTAACTATAGCTACTCAAATTGCAGGTAGTATCAATACTAGTGCATTTAAAATCCAAGTATCTGCTGTAGTGGTAGGTAATGGTACTGGTATCTATGGTTTAACAGGTGCTACAAATTATGGTGTGGAAATCACTGCTAAAGATATTAATCAATTTACAAGCTCTACTTACAGAGAGAATCGTGTATACTTCTCAGTATATGTAGATGACTCTACAGGATTTGGAAGCCCTACAACTTGTACTCAAATTCAAGGTAACTCTCAAGGTGAAGGAACTTACAATTGGGTGTATAACTATGAAAAATACTTATACCAATATGAAGGCTTACAAAACTTAAGAATGTGGCCTACTCAAACTCAATCATTAAATGCAGTATTAACAGGTCAGTTATCAGCGGCAATTGTTCCAACAGTTACAGGTGTAATAAATCAGGATACAGTTACATTTAGTGCTTCTGTAGCAGCTATTTTAAGAGTTGGTGAACTAGTAGAATTAGATGGTACAATGTATGAAATTAAATATTTTATCTCTACAACTGTAGCAGTTTTAACAACTCCATTGACAGCAGCTATCGCAGGTGGATCTGCAGCTAAGGTTAAATATTTCTATGACTTAATTGTTCTTGAATTTAATGATACAAGCTTTACAACAGGACCTGATACTGTAAACCGTGCTCAAAAGGCAGTTTACATTGCTACTCCTGCTATAAATGCAGGTGGTGCTTATACATCTAACTCAACAGAGAAAGCTGCTTTAATAGCGGCATTGAATCCTTGGTTAGCTTCAACACCATTAGCTCCTGCACCTCTAGCTTAACTAGAGTTTTAAAATAACCCTTTTAAAAACAAAAACCCTCTGGTTTCATTATTCTTCCAAATAGTTTTCCAGAGGGTTTATATTATTATATAATATGGCATTAAATTTGAATTTCGATACTTGTGTTATAAACAATTGTAATAGTATAAAATTTACAGAAACAACAGGTGTTTACTCAGTATCAAATACTGGAGGTTATGGAGCTCCTAATATAACATTAGGGTCTGTTTTAACTGCTGTTCTAGAAGTTACTGATCCAGGAGATGTAGTAACAAACTTAAATCTTTTTACACATGGATTACCATCCTCTAATCTTTCCTTCTCATACAGCTTTGATGCTATTGATCTAGGATTAAACAATATTATTGATGGGAAATGGAAATTCAAATATACAATTACCACAGCTTCAGCAACTTATACATTAACAAAGAATGTACTATTCTATTGTAACATGAAATGCTGTGTTACACAAACATTATCAGATCTAGTTTTAACAGATTGCACTGATTGCAACAATAGTAACAAAGATTATGATAATTATATAAAACTATCTACATTTTTTGATTCACTTAAGAAAGCTGCAGAATGTGGTAGTGTTTCAGAATTTACTAAAATAAAAAAAATAATTGACAAGTTATGCAAAAATAAAGACTGTAAAACTTGTAAATAATAAATAAAATCGTTATATTAAATATATGTGTGCAGAATGCGATAAAATAGATATACCTCAAGGAGATGAAGGACCTATTGGTCCTACTGGACCAGAGGGGCCTCCAGGACCATCTGGATTAGCCAACCTAACAGTAACAGATAGTTCAACTATAGACATGTCTCTAACAGCTATAGAAGATGGTTATGACATTACTTCTAAAGTAAAATATCAATATAGCTTACTAACATTCAAATCTTTTGATAACTCCGAAGTTAGTTACCTAAATCATGTTACTACTTTTACTAATCTATTATCTCAATATAGTGGTGGTAACAAATATAATGTTTATACTCAACCAAATGATTTGGTAATAAGTAGCGGAACAGTAAATGCTTTACCTGACTTTAATAAAACTACAGGTGTATGGACCTGTCCTAGTGATGGATATTACACAATGACAGCATATTTTGGATATACCCCAAATGTTGGGTTTGTTTGGTTAACAACAACACCTTCATTTGGTTCGGTTTATAATTATATGGTTAATATAAGTACAAATTCAATTTGGGGAGTTTCAAGCACACCATTAACTCCTGATATTAATACAGTATCTGCTGTCACAGTAACTGTAGGTAGGTTTGAAAAAATAACTGCAGGAACACAAATAGGATTAGGATATTGTAATTTATCTAGTACTAACTGTACTGGAACACCTCCAGGTATTAGTGGAATTTCTTGGAATATAACAAAAGTTTCTGATTAGTGACAACACAAAATATAAATATAGTATTAGCTAACGCTCTAAAATGTTCTGCAGAAAAAGCGGAAGAAATCTCAGATTTACTTTCTCAAGGAAATGAATGTGCAAATATCAAGATTAGAGAATTAAAAATACTAAATGATAGTATAAATCTATTATTATGTTTTATGCCTAATACAGATTACAAAGAATGTTTGTCTGAAAAACAAGCAGAGAATATAATTAATAATATTATGGCAACATGTGATATATGTGATTGTCAATTAAATCAAGAATAATATAATGACACCAGATAATAGTAAATCATATTTACAGGATCTTATAAGGTTGACTAGATATAATCTAATAGCTTGCGGATTTGAAAAATTATTAGTTAGCAATACAGTGGTTGGCTTAGCTTCAATACCTGATGATGCAAAATACGCCATAATTCAGATTGAGTCAAGTATTTCAACACCTTCTATAAGATATTTAGAATTAGGTAATACGACATTACCAACTACTACCGTTGGCATATCTAGATCAAATTTAGATATAATGGATGTACATGGATATCAAAATCTAGTTAACTTTAGAGCTATACAAATTAGTGCAGGAGTTCATAATTTAAACATTCAATATTACAGATAAATGAAAGGACATAGTATACATACAGCAAACTCTGGATCTACTGGAGGAGGAGGGGGAGGAACATCAGATGCTACAGCAGCAAATCAAGTTATAGGAAATAACAGTTTATCTAGTATTGATGGTAAACTTCCAGCAACATTAGGATCTAAGACTTCAGCTCAAAGTCTTTCAGTAGTTCTGGCAAGTGATCAAGGAGCTATAACTGCTAACTTAGGTGCAACAACTGTTGTATCTACAAATAATAGCAGTACTACTCCATTGGGTATTAGTGGAGTTTTTACTGGTACTGCTGAAGATATCTCTCAATTTGCAGAGATTAGAGTTTCTGTATTTTCTGATGTAGCTAGTGCTACTGACGGATTGAATATTCAGTTGTCTTCTGATGGGACTAATTGGGATATAAATAATCAATATACAGTACCTGCAACAACAGGTAAAGAGTTTGGAGTAGGAAGTGGTCCAAGATTTTTTAGAATAGTTTATACTAATAGTGGAACTGCTCAAACAACTTTTAGATTACAAACAACTTTACATAAGGTTATAACTAAACCTTCTTCTGTAAGACCTCAAGATAATAGACCAAATGATAATGATATGGAAGAAGGTCTTTCATATAATATGAGTTATGATCCTATCAATAATGTGTGGAGCAGAATGCAAACACAAGATTTGGCAATAACTGGCCAGGGAGCACAAACCGCAGTCAGTCAAAATATTATTTTAGCAACTGCAGGTACAGGATCTACTGATTTTATAGGTTATAGATCAGTTGCTATTCAAATTACTCCAACGGGAACAGTAAGTTCAGGAGCTGTAACATTTGAGGGTTCAAATGATAATACTACTTTCGTACCTGTTCTTTTGTATGATGATGCCTCGTCAACAGCAAATCCAGTTAGTACATATAATCCATTAACAGGAACATCAAGATTTTTTTCTGGACCTGTTCATTTCAGATATTTTAGAGCAAGAATTTCTACTATTATTGGTGGAGGTGGATCTTTACAAGCATTCACCATATTAAGACAAACTGCTTTTCAACCAGACATTTATACTATTACTCAAGCTACGGCTGCTAATTTAAATGTCACAGCAACTGTAGCTTCAACCACTCTCACCTCTGTTGTTCCTGGAGTTGCTGCTACCAGTTTAGGTAAAGCTGAAGATGCTGTTGCTGCCACAGGAGATACTGGAGTATTTGTTTTAGGAGTAAGGAGAGATACTCAAACAGTTTCTGCTTCTGCAACTGGTGATTATAATGAGATGGCTGTTGATCAGTATGGAAATACTATGATGAGAAAATATGCAACTCAACGTAGAACATATTCTGTAGGATTTCAAGTGACTCCTGCTGCAACTGCAACAGATGTTGTTGAAATTATAGGATCAGCAACAACTAATGTTCAAATAACTAAAATATTTGTAGGAGGTACAGCAACGCAAACAGGTTCTGCGGTAGTTAATTTAATTAGAAGATCAACAGCAGCATCTGCTGGAACGTCAACTAATCAGACAATAGTCCCACACGAAGCAACAGATGCTGTAGCAACAGCAGTAATTAAAGCTTATACTGTCAATCCTACTACAGGTACTTTAGTAGGACAAATACGAAGTTCTAGAATAGGATTTGGATCATCTACAGCACCAACCACCCAATATGAATTCTCTTTTGGAGAGAATGGAAAACCAGTTATATTAGCTGGAGTAGCTCAAACATTATGCATAAACTTAGGTGGAGTGACTATCACAGGAGGAATAATGGATATATCAATAGAATTTACAGAAATTTAATCAATATAAAAACCAATCAAAAATAATGAAAAAATTATTATCCCTATTAGTTTTATTAATATTCTACAAAAATGTTAATTCGCAATCTTATGTACCTTTAGAAGATACAATTAAATTTAGGTCAGTAAACTATACCCCTAAATTAACGATATATAATGATAGGTATATTTATGTTGATACTCTTTTAAGCGAGAGAACTGAATTACCACCATTAGAGTGGGCTTGGATACAATCTAGACCAGACTTTAAATCTGTTGCTTATAGTGGTAATTATAATGATTTATCCTATTCACCTGATTTAAATCATCTTCCAAACTATTATGAGAAAGGAACTATTGATACTATGTGTAAGAACATTCATTGGTTCCCTGATTGGAATGTATCAGGAGATATTCTAAATAAACCTTCAATAGTAACTCCAACAATTACTGGTACTGGAATAACTACAGTAACAGGATCCTATCCAACTTTAGTTATTAGCACACCATCAATAACTTCAAGTCAAATTACAGCTGCTTTAGGTACTCCTGCTTTAACAGTAGAAATAGATGGTTCAGTTACAAATGAAATTGAACTACCAAATCAATCTGGAAATTCTGGTAAATTCCTGATTACTAATGGCTCAGCACCTTCTTGGTCTCCTGCTTTGATATCTGAAGTAGATGGCTCTATAACTAATGAAATTCAAACTATAAGCAGAAGTTCAAATACAGTTACATTATCTAATGGTGGAGGAAGTTTCACGTTGACTCCAGTAACAGATTCCCAAACATTGTCTATATCAGGAAATGTGCTATCAGTTAGTGGAGGAAACTCGATCACAATACCATCTAATACAATTGTAGCAGCATATACAAATACTGCTTCCGTATCAGGAGGATCAGGCAACGCAGTATTCTATTTAACCTCAGATAAAACATCTACAGGAACTGCTCTCTATGCAAATGGAAATGTATTTCCAAATCCTATAGTAAATGATTCTAGTAATAATTATACTTATGGTTGGTCATATAATTCAAGTACAAGAGCTCTAACAGTGAATGTTAAACAAAATGGTACAGCAATTTTAAGCTTAATAAATGTTCTTACAGGTCCTGCAAATGTGTCTAATGGTACAGTAGTTCAAGTAACAGTAAATGGAAATTAAAAATGGCAGATTTAGAAAAACAGACTTTATCTTTAAAAACTGTAATTATATTAATAGTTGCATGTGTAGGTATAATTACTAGTGTTGTAATAACTTCACTTTTAACAGTAAGTTCTATAAAAGAAGAGATAAAAAGTGTAAAGACATATTCTGAAACAGAAATGAGAATTGTTAATCTAAGACTTGATGCTTTAGAAAGACAAGATGTTATACATGATAAAACATTAGAATTAATAGCAAAATCTCTTTCTGATATATCTAAAGATAAAGAATATAAAAAATATAGATAATGGAAAAATATATAACTATAAAAAATATATGGAAAAGACTTAAATCAGATAGTCCTACCTTCTTCAAAAGATTGAGTATATGGTTAGCTGCTATAAGTGCAATGGGATTAGCTTTGATTGGATTTAAAGCAGAATATCCAGAGGCTTTAGCCTTTTTCCCAGATCAGTTGGGAGGATATATGTTGGCTGCTGGTACTTTTGGTATATTTTTATCAAAATTAACTGTTGCTGATCCTGAACAATCAAATATTAAATAACTTAACTATGAAAGCGGTTATTAAAGTAATTAGAGATAATTATACAAAAAATTCTACTCAAGGTAAATTGTATTTAAATAATGAGTATATTTGTGAAACCTTAGAAGATGTTTGTAGAGATATTAATAAAGATGGTGATTTAGATGACAATGGAGAAGGTAAGATATATGGACAAACAGCAATACCAGCAGGTACTTATAAAATGTCGATTATAATGTCTCCACATTTTAAAACATATTTATTCTTATTACATAATGTAAAAGGATTTACAAGTATAGAAATACATCCTGGGAATTGGATATCAGATACATTAGGTTGTATTTTAGTTGGATTAGAAAGAGGTATAGACATGATAAAAGTAGGAACTTCTAAAAAAGCTTTTGACTTTTTAATGTCAAAAGTTATAAAAGGTAAACAACCATTGTTTACAGAATATTCAATAACAATAATAGATAAAAAATGATAAATAAAATTCCAACTCTGCAGACAATTGGTAGTCAATATTTAAGAAGATTGACACCTGAGTTTATAAACAAACTATTAGAATATCAGAAACCAATAGACTTGGTTGATGATGTAGTAATAAATTGGGATGTAAGAAAAGGTTACAATTCTAAAGTAATACTAAAAGGTAATAGAACTCTAAATGTACAATTTTTAACTCCTGGAGATTACGGTACTATTGAATTTGTACAAGATGCTGTTGGTTCTAGAGCTATCACATTACCTTCAATTTCTAAAGTTTCTAATTCAGGTGGAGGTGCATTTACATTAACAACAACTGCTAATGCAATAGATATTGCAACATTTTATTACAATGGAACTACTTTGTATTGGAACTTATCAACAGATTTTACATAAGATATGATACCTAATAATCAATGGTGGTTCAATAAAGGACCATCTGCAAATAATTATATTAAAGCAACTGGTGGTACTATTAGTCGTAATGGTAATTGGTTAATTCATACATTTACTTCAAATGATAATTTTACAATAACTAAATATCCTGAAAATGCTCTTTTATGGGTACTATGTATTGGTGGTGGTGGAGCAGGTGCTGGATGGTATTCAGGTGGTTCAGGTGGTGCTGGAGGATATAGAAATATTCCAGGTCATACACCAAGTCTAGGTATGGGTACATATCCAATAGTTGTTGGTACTGGAGGAATTGGAGGGATAAATGAAAATTCTGCAGCAGCTGATGGAACAAAAGGTGGTAACTCATCTTTTGATACTATATCATCTGCAGGAGGCGGGGCAGGTATTCACTATACTGGATCTAATACTACATTACAAAATGGTGGATCAGGTGGGAGTGCTTATGGTGATTTAGTAGCTGGTAATAATCCAGCAACACTCCCACCTCAAGGATATGGTGGGGGGGTAGGAGGTTTTCTTAGTGGAAATATCTATCAGGGTTCAGGTGGAGGTGCTTTAAGAGCAGGTGATACAGGTATTATTTCTGGTGCTTTAGGTGGGTTAGGTGCTACAAATTATATGACTGGTTCAGCAATAGTTTATTCTACTGGTGGAGCAGGTAATTCAGTAGGTCAAACTGATGGTTTATCTGGCGTTAATCCTGGTGATGGTGGAGGTGGTAGTGGTACAGCAACTGGTCTTGGTGGTAATGGTGCTAATGGTATCATACGTATAGCTTACTATTCTCCAATTACATCTCCCACTACAATAGGTAGTTTATATTCTTTCACTTATGCAGCAGCACAGTACGATACCACAGGTACAGTAACGACTACTTATACTCCTGGAGTATCTGTTAGACTTCAAAATACTAATCTTAACAATAATAATAATTTTATTTATGTAAACAATTACTTTAGTGATTGTGGTAATAGCATATATTCTACGGATGTTCAATTTAATTCTTTAGGAGCAACAGATTACGGAGCAAGCTTAAGAATTCATTCATTAGTAGCAGGAAGTATTATATTAAGAGTAGGTGCTGCTACAGGAGTTAATTTAGGAGTAGTCGAAGTATATTATAACAACATCTTACTTCTTACATTAGGTACGTTATCAACGATTAATATTGGTGATATTATTAATTATGAAATTAAAATAATTGATAATTCAGTATATTTTAAAGTAATTCGATTAACAGAAGTAATAACAGGTAGCTACACATTTGATTACAATTATACAGGTACTCCTAAATATATTCCACCTTCTTATACTTTAGGATTTGGTTCTAGTGGAGGTGATTATCTATTTACCAACAGTTCTTTTTCCACACTAGATAAAAGAGAATGTGATTTAATGGTTACGTTAGATTCTCGTCCTTATGGTTTATTTGTCACTGGTACTGATCCATCTAATAGACTTGCTGGATTATGGCAAACCGCTAATCCAGATAAAAGAGTTTATAATAGTACTGGCCCAGGAGAGACATTATTAAACTTTATTAACAGATTACCTGAGATAATTAATTATGCGCCACGCCAATTAGATATCATAGGAATTTTTAATGATGTCGCAGGAGGGAGAACTCCTGCACAAATAGTAGGTAATTTTAATACCATTTTATATGAGCTTGAAAATAGAGGTATTATTTGTTGGATTCAAATTAGCCCAATATCAGGAATAGATCAATCTGCAGCTAATGCAGCTGTGGCTGCTTCAAGACCTGATATAATTATTCCTGAACCAGCAACTTGGAATCCAGTAACAGATCTAAGTCCTGATGGAGGACATTGGACTCCATCTGGTAATAACAAAATATATATTAATCAAACAACCTACATAAAATTACCTTAATTAATCATAAAAAATAATGCTTGATAAAATTAAAAAGAATTTATATTTCATATTTATAACTATAGTATTAGTAATAATTTTCTTTTGGGGAAAATCTTGTGGATCTTCTTCTAAACAAGAAGACTATAAACCTACAATAAGAACTGTAATAAAACACAAAACAGATACTATTAGAGATACTCTTAAAATTACAGAAATTAAATATAAAGGACCAAGAGAATATACAATTGTTGAATATATAAAAGACACTGCTTTTTATAATAATCTTTCAAAAAGAATCTATTATGATACTTCTAGAACTAAAGAAGTAGTAATATATTCCACAGATACAGTTGCAGGAGTATTATTTGGTAAAAAATTATCATATAAATTATTAGTACCATTAAAAATAATTGATACTGTAACAGTTGAAACTACGAAAGATAGTCTTATATTTGTACCTAATAAATATGAAATACATGCAGGATTGATAGCTAGTCCTAAAATGTTAGCTCCTACGCTTGAGTTTAGTATTAATAGAAGTGTTTATGGTGTTGGCTATGATCCATTTAATAAACAACCAGTAATAAGTTACAAATATAGATTATTTAGTTGGACTCCTAAAAAAAGAAAATAATGCCTACATTAAATCAATTAATATCTGATCAAAGAAATATTGCGGATTCTGGAGAGAATAATTATTCCTTTAGAATTCCTGATATTCAAATAGCTTATTGGAATCATCAAATAAGATCTAAACTTATTTCACAGGATATAAGTAAGAGAAAAGATATAACTGATTCTTGGGTGCAGGTAATAACTTGTGTAGCTATAGTTCAGGTAGATGCCTCTGAATGTTGTACTATAACAACAAATTGTTACAATCTCAGAACTGAGTTAAAAATACCTAAAACTATAGAAACTTATGGTGATAATCTTATATTGAGAGTAACAACCCCCAATGGAAATATTATTGCAAAAAGTAACCCTTTTAAGGCTAACTATAATAAATACAATAAATACACCTCTGATAAACCTACTTGGTATATAAAGAATGGTTATATCTATATAACTTCATTTGACCTCTTAGAAACAATAAATATTTATGGAATATTTGATAATCCAGAAGAATTATCTATCTTTACACAATGTGGAAATTGTTTTAGTTGGGAAGATGAATATCCAGTTAGTATGAAGATGGCTAGTGATATAACAGATATAGTTGTGAAAACAAAAATATTACCATTCTTACAGTTTCCGCAAGACACTAGTAATGATTCACTATCACAAAACCAAATAGGAGGAAAAATTCAATAGATGTTTGTAATAAAGAAAAGGAAAGAAGGAAAGTTTAAAACAGATAATAGTCTGAAAGAATTTTACGAAGAATATAGAAGAGGAAAGTTATCCTACAACTATAAAATCTACAGTGAAGTTATAAGAGAATTTAATCTTCTTATTATTGATAAATTAATTTCAGAAGCTAGAACATTGAAACTACCCTATAATCTAGGGTATTTAGGTGTAATAAAGTATGAGGTTAATTTTGATTTAGAGAATCAAAAGAACTGGCTAGTAAATTATGCTAAGTCTAAGGAACTAGGACATATAGTTTATCATGATGAACCATTCAGATATAGATGGTATTGGGATAAGCAAAATATGAAATTAAAAGGGAAAAGATATTATAAGTTTATACCATCAAGATTCTCTCAAAGAGAGATTGCTGCAAATAAATTGAGAAACCCGAATATAGATTATTATACAAAATTAAGTATTAGAGAAGATGATAAATAAATTCAAATCTATAAAATCTATACTAGCTGGTCTTTATAGAGACTTAGGTGTAAATACAGAACTTAATGAATCAGATTTATATGAATGGTGTGCTGAAGCTCTAATGCTTATTGGTTCTTATCCACAATATACTGAAGAGACTGTTATGTTAGATGTAGATAATCATACTTGTGGATTACCTAATAACTTTCTTTATATCAAAGGAGCGACAGTTAATGGTAAGCCTCTAGCTTGGAATAATAAGTCAATAGCTAGTAATTACAATTGTCCTGAATGTAAAATTCCAACCTGTTGTACAGAGCACAATTTTTATATTAGAGATTGTAATATATATACATCATTGAATTGTGGTAAATTATGTTTTACTTACTTAGGTATTCCTGTAGATGAAGATGGTTATCCTCTGATGCCAGATGATGTATATTTTGATAAAGCTTTAAAATCTTATTGTACATATATGTTAGACAGAATACAATTTAGAAAAGGTACTCTACCTCAGCAAGTTTTCACAATGTCTGAGAGAGATTGGTTGTGGTATGTCAATAGTGCTAGAGGTAGTGCTTATATGCCTGATACTGCAACAATGAATAGATTAAAAAATATTTGGGTTAGACTTATTCCTCAGCAAAGAGCCTATGAAAATAATTTTAATAGCTTAGGTCAACCTGAACAAAGACGTATACACTAATGGAAAGTATAACAAACTTTAATGATGGAATGAATTCTGATTTATCAAAATTGATTCCTAGAAAAAACTCTTATGTACAAGCTCTAAACTTTAGAGGGGTTACAGAGTTAGGAGAATCTAATGGATCTTTGGTAAATATTAAAGGGAATGAATGTAAAATATCTTTTCCTATCACACAAGATATATTTAAATTACAAGTAACAAATATGGGGGGTAATACCAATGACTCCCTAACTATTACTGTAAATGGTAGTTCTACTAGTTCAATAACTATAACTGCAGGTACTTCTGGAATACAGATATATAATTTACTAAAGGCTTTACCTAATTGTTATCAAACAACTAATGGAACTCCAACTACACCAACTTTTGCTGTTGGCTATGGAAAAGATTATGTAATAATTTATCAACAGCCTGAATATAAGGATTGTGGTCCTGCAGTACAATCTGTTTTTCCAAACACAGTAGTTAATAGATCCACTTTAGGTGAGGGACAAACTAGAGGTTATACTCTAATGTTTATTGACACAGCCAAGAATCCACAACCTACTCAAAATAATGGGTCTTATGTGCTAACACATAATAACCTTTATATAATAGGTTCTACATTTATAGGTGAAGATATATATTTGTTAACTGCTGACGAAGAGGTAGGAATTATTCCAGCTAATGACTCCTTTACAGGAACCAGCCACATATGGAAATTGAGTATAGATGATATTACTAAACAACATACTTTAACATTATTATATACAAATTACTTAGATCTTACAAGATTCCATCCAGTAGCTCCTTCTGCAATTACTGGTAGATATGAAAGTTCTGACATTAAAAGAATTTATTGGACTGATTTTTATTCTAAGATTAGAACGTTAAATGTAGCAGATCCTCAGCTAATGGCTTATGATCCAATACTCCTTAGTGTTACTCCTAGAGTGAATTTTACACAAGCAATATTACAAGGTATTGGAAGTGGAAGTTTAGATGCTGGATGCTATCAACTTAGCTATAGGATGTCAAAAACATTAGGAGCAGTAACCAATATATCAGCAGAATCAGCTCCAGTGTATTTAACTGCTACTCCAGAATCAAATACTTTTGAAAACTATTATGGAGCTTCTGGTCCAACTGGTAAAAGTATTATCTGGCAGCTTGATAATCTAGACACAAACTATGATCAGATAGAATTTATAGTAACCTATAGAAATTATGCATCTATAACACCAACAATAAAATCTTTAGGAACAGTTACATTGTTAAGTAGCATGACTGTAACTTATGCTGATGCAGCAAATGAAGATTATGAACCAGTTAATTTAGAAGAATACTTGTTGCTAGCAAATGTATTTACTCATGCTAAAACTGTAGATACTAAAGATAATAGATTATTTTGGGGAAATATTAAGGTAGTTCAGAAAGAGTTAGAATCATTTGATTCTAGAGCTTTCAGAGCTAACGATTTAGGACAAATCAAATTGACAAACAATGGTATATCTGGTATCTTCACTCCAAGTACTGCTCAGGCAACTCTCTTTACTGAAGATACCATAAATGAATACTATACCTCTTCAGGAGACTATTCAGCTAATGCATGTTATCTCAAACCTTCAACAGCTACAACAACTAAAATATTAGGTGGAGAAGGAAAATATATATCTTATGAGTTTGGTACACAAAGTATTCAGACAGATGGTAATTTTAAAATAACATCTGGTTCAAATTATGATATTGCTAATTTACCACTAGCTACATTACTAAGGCCAAATAATCCAGCTATATCTGATATTGATTTAACTTATCACTATCCTCAAAATGGTAAGTGGACATCATTAAAACAACCTGAGAGAACTTCTATATTAAGAGGTTTTCAACATGAAGAAATATATAGATTTGGAATTCAGTTTTTTGATTTAGAAGGTAATCCATATTTTACTAAGTGGATTGGTGATATAAAAATGCCTAGCTATGGTGATATTAATAATAATCCTGATGGTGATGCATTAGGTAATGGCATTAATGACTTTAGATTATCTTACGGAGCAGCTAGTAATACAGCTCAATATGCACAGATATTGTATGTAAAATTCACAGTAGATGTTTCTAGTCTAGAAGGATTAATTGGAGGATATCAAATTGTAAGAGTTAAGAGAGAAGGTTCTAATAGAACTATTTGGGGGTGTGGAATGTTGAATCCCTTCTGGCCATTAGGTGGTAATGATTTGACAGCAACTTCTGCTGTATTACCTGCTAGTTGGGATGGAAAAAGAGGAGATTTTGTTACTCCTGGACCAGTTAACAATCCTAATACAAGATATTATTCTCCAGCGCCAACTCAAAGGTCTGTAGAAACATTAAATGTAGATAGCTCTTATGGAGATTTTGATAAATATAAAATGTTTGATTGTTGGGATACTGATGCAGGTCTAAGACCAGGATTCTCAGCAGGAGATAAAATATTAATTAGAGGTAGATTAAAGTGTATTAATTACAATGCTGATGGAGCATATAGAGCTTTCTTTGGTACTAAGAATAATGATTCCTCTGGTAATCCAGTTCCTCCAGATAATCAAAGAATTAATTATCTAGGAACCACACCTCCATTTACAACAGATTCTAATAATGATTCAGGAGCACAAGAACCATTTTTCATTATGAAAATGAATTATGAAGCTTCTTATGCTAACTATCAGGCTTTTTTAACTTCTGGGTTTGCTCAAGATTTTACTTTGGCTAAGGGAGAATACTTATTAGGTAATACTGCTACAGTTTCTTCTGTTGGAGGAAAACTAATAAAAAACTATGGAGAAGATGCTGATACTGGATCAATTGGAGTTACAGGTAATCCATCCTATGGTAAACAAACTTTATTTGTAGAATTTACAACACCATTACATGAGACTACAGCACCATATAACTGTGTAGCAAATGATCCTGAATTTAAAAAATTATTGGCATTATATTACAAGCCTAATAATTCATTATATGGTGGAGCTACTTATGTAGCAAGAACTAATAATGAATATATAGCTTGTGGAGAATATATACCAGTTGTACAAAATAATATTCCTAGTCCTTATGCAGGATCTTATACCTTCAATAATTTTGGTGGAGACACATTTACAGTCATCTATGATATGATGAAAACTGTGAAGAGTAATGGTGCTACTTATAGAGTTTATGAACATAATGGATCTGGTGTATTTCAAGGCTTAGCTACTAGACAGGCTAAATTTAGTACTTCATTTTTCTTTCCTTGTACAACTGTCTATAATGCAGAATTAAGAACTGGAGCTCATCCAAATAGAAGTTTGCAGAGTGATGGAGGTTATGGAGAAGATGAATATGAATACAATGATTATTGTAATGCAGAATCTGATGTTAAGAAGTTTTTTGCTAAACCACTAAACTTTCAATTTACAGACGAATGGATAAATAGAATTTATTTCTCAGAAGTAAAGTTTAATAATGAAACTCAAGATAGTTGGTCAGTATATAATACTAATAACTTTTATGATGTAGAAGGAAATTATGGAGGTATAAATTGTTTAATATCTCTTAATGGACAAATGCATTATATACAAGATAGAGGTATTGGTATGTTACTAATAAATCCTGTAGCTATGGTAAATGCAGGTATTGGATCTGATGTAAAATTAGGTCAAGGTAAAACTATTGAAAGGCATTTATACAAAGGATTAGATATTGGTACTAAGCACCAATGGTCAGTCTATAGATCTCAAAGCCAAATACTGTTCTTAGATGTAAGACATAAAAAATTATATTCTTATAATGGAGAACAGGTAACTCCTATATCAGATTTAGGAGGTCAGAGAAATTTTATAGTTAAAAAACTACATGATAATATATTGGTAAATGACAATCCAATTATAGGCAAAGGTATATTAACAACATATGACTATTATCATAATGAATTCCTTATTACATTCTTGAATGAGAATACTGAACAGTTATCAAATAGTACAGATGAATTCTATACAATAGCTTTCTCAGAATTTCAAAACAAATTCTCAAGCTACTATTCTTTCAAACCAAATATATATATAAACAATAATAAATATTTATTGTCAAATGTAAATTCTAATTCAGATATAAAGAGTAGCATATATTTCCATAATTATGGTAGGTATGGAGAATTCTATGGAGTTCTAAACAAGAGTACTTTAAAAACCCTAATTAATGATAATCCAAAGTACACTAAGATATTTGATAATTTAATATGGTTATCAGAATCTATAAAAGATAATATTGAATGGTCTGATGATTTAAATATATATCCAGGAGCTATAACTAATCCTAGTTATCCTGATAATGTAAATAATCAGTCTGATACATTTAATAGAGTAAGAGTTTACAATGATTGGCAGAATACAGACTTTACAACTTTAACTCTAGCACCACCTAATAATAACTTGACTAGGAAGGAGAGGAATTTTAATCTACAAATACCTAGAAATAAGTTTGACTATGATGTTAATAATCCTTCAACAAGTTCTTTGTTTGAGAATTCAAAACTTACTAGAATGACCTTTGGAGAGAGGATAAGAGATAAGTACATAATAGTTGACTTAGAGTATCCTAATACTGCTAATAACAGATTTATAATTAATAACCTTCAAAGTATCTATCGTATTTCTGATAGATAATCAACCTGATTATACAATATATTTGGATATTATAACAATAATACTTATATTGTATTATACTCATCCAATTATAATAAACTCAATTATATAATGAAAAGTAAAAATAAATATAGCAAAAAACCAACTATACTTCCTAAGTATTATGTTGGAGGAAATCCAAATTTTAACGAAGAAAACTTTGATACTATGCAAGCTCCTCAAACAGGTGGAGCTAATGATGTATACAATCAAAGAAGAAGTCAAGGAGCTAACATAGGACAATATGCAGCTTATGGTCAAAGTGCTATGAATTTGGGAAATCAACTTCAAGCTAATAATCAGCTAGATGAATCAGAAAGACAAATGGCTAATAATCAAGCTATTAACTCTACTATTGATTCTACAGCAGGTTCAGTTTTACCATGGTATGGTCTTGCAAAAGGAGCTTCTAACATGGGTAAATCTACTTTACCAAAAGATGCTCAGGGAAATATTGTTGGTGGTGGGAATAAAGCTGCAAATGAGATTATGACTGCTGATCATCAACATATGATTAATGATATCCAGAATAAGAATTATGTTGCTCTAGGATTAGATTCAATGGGTATTGGTAAGTTTGGTAGAGCTATTAGTCAACTAACAGGACATTCAAATGATACTACTGGTGGATGGAAAGGTTATAATAAAGCTTTTGGTGTTACTCCTGATAAGGAGGCACAGTTTGCAGGTGGTGGTATGAATATGCAGCCAAATGCTGAAGTTGAGAAACAAGAAAATAGTATTTCACCAAGTGGTGAATTTACTCAATTCAATGGACCAAGCCATGAAAATGGTGGTATCCCAACTAATCTAGATAAGGGGGAAATGATTTTCTCAGACAGACTTAAATTAGGTAAAAAAACATTTGCACAATTAAATAAACCTAATAATACAAACAAAGAAGATAAAATTTTAGATTCTAAAGATAGTACAACTTTAAGTAAGAAAACTGCAGAGTTAATGAAGTCTGCTAAATTAAGAGTTAGTGAGAACTTGTTTAAGGCTCAAGAGCAACTTAAGAGAGATAAAGTAATGTCTTATGCAAAGAAGATGGGAGTTGCTGTACCAGAGAATGGAGAGTATGCTTCAGGAGGTCGCTATAATGTACCAAAGTATCCATATGGTGGACCTGGAGTCAAAAATGTAACTCCTCCAAATGTGAACTCTATATCTAAATGGCATGAGTGGAATCAAGCACAAGGAAATTTACCAGTAGAAGGTCATCAAAATCAATACTATAATCCTAAGGAATATGTGCAAACACCAAGTGGATATACTAAAGTTGGAGATGTTGGTAAAACAGTTAACTATAATAATGATCCTTCATATACACCATTTTTAAATTTCTATCAACCTAATCAAGTTAATAAGCCAAGCGCTGGAGCTTCATACCAACCTAATGTAAATATAGGTAAGACTCTACCTAAGTTCACTTATACTAATGACCCATCATTGGGATCTTATGATCAACAATTTGAGAATTATAAGAAAGTTAATGTAGGTACTTTTGCAAATGGGGGAGTTAATGATCCAGAAGATGATTTAATGATTCCTAAGCAAGCCTATAATCCTTATAACGGATTAATGAATGCTCCAGTTTATAATCCTAGTATGTATGGTACTGGGAAATATGATCCTGCTGATATGGAACTTAGAGGTAATCCTCAGATTCAAAATGTTCCACAATATCAACCAGATAATATTCCTAGTAATAACTCTAATAAACCAAACTGGAAAAACATTGCTACTCAAGCAGGATTATTTGCAGCACAAAATGCAGGTAGTATATATGATTTAGTAAATAGACAAAAGCCAGAAGTCACAAAATATGATAGAATTACTGCAAGTACATTAGATCCAACAGCAGCAATAAGAGATGTAGATTCAGAAACCAAGAGAGCTACTTACAATGTGAGAGATGCTAGTGGTGGTAATGCTGGTTCTTATATATCTAATAGAGTTGCTTTAGCTACTCAAAATGCTTTATCAAAAGATAGAGTTAGACAAGAATATGGAAATATAAATGCCCAAATATTAAATAGAGTTGCTTCTGAAAATGCTCAAATATCTAGAGAAGAAACTGAAAGAAATAAAATGGCTAGAGCTAATGCGAGAAGTACTACACAATCTGCTATAGGTAGCATTGGTAGTAATACAGTTGGACAATATAGAGATGCTAAAGCTTCTAAATATGATCAACAATCATTAGATAACTTAAGTGCTTTATATTCTGCTTTAGAAAAAGATCCTCAATTAAAAGCTAAGTGGGAAAAAACTAGAAAAGGATACAAATAATATTTGGTTATATTAATAATTAATCTTAATTTTACATCATGCTAATTAATAATGTGTCTGGAATTTATAAAATAAGAAATACGAAGACTGATGAATTTTATATAGGTTCTAGTGTGAAATTAAATAAAAGAAAAAATCAACATTTTCTAGCTTTAAGAAATAATACCCATTGTAATTCACATTTACAGAAAGTTTATAATAAGTATACTGAAAATAATTTAAACTTTGAGATTTTATTTACATGTCCAAAAGAACATCTAATAGAGTTAGAACAACTTTGTATTGATGAACTAAATCCATATTATAATATTCAGAAGGTAGCTGGAGGTAGTCCTTTAGGATTAAAAAGATCTGATATTACTAGAAGTAAAATTAGCATAGCGCACAAAGGCAAAAAATTAACAGAAACTCATAAACTGAAATTGGTAAAAGGGAAAGAAAACTATAAAGGTAAAATATACCAATATAGTGTAGATAACAAATTAATTAAAATCTGGGATTGTCTTACAAAAGATATAGCTACAGAGCTAAATTTAAAAAAACAATCAATACTAGAAGTATTATGTAATCGAAGAAATTCTTTACATGGTTTTAAATTTAAATATGAAAAGGAGGTTTTAAATGATTAATGAATACGATAGATCCACAAGAAATCCTTATCAATCAGTTTATGTACCTTTACCTTTAGACTATCTTTCTGGTATTGCTAAGGGAATGCAGGGAGAATATGATAAAGGAGTAAAAGCTTCTGATGATTTTACTAAGTTAGGACAAGCTATTAAAGCTTCTCCAGTTGGAGAAGGTATAAAACAACAACTTATCAGTGAAATGAAATCTGATATGGATAAAGCATATAACTCCACAAAGTCATATTCTTCTCCTGAGTTTCAAAGAACTGTTCAAGAATTATCTAATAAATGGTACAATGATCCTAGGATAACTTACTTAAAAGCAGAAAAGGATTTATTTGAAACTACTCAAAAAGAATCAGCTGATCCTAAGAATGCTCGTAATTTAAATTATACCTATAATAAGTTCTATGATCCTAGAACTGGTACCTATAAACAAGCTAAGTCAATAGATGAGCTACCTCTAAATTCTAGAGTTACACAGTATGCTGATGCTTATAAAGCACAATCAGATATTATGAGTAACATTGCTTCCTCTATGACTGGAGGATCTAAAGGTTATGATTTCTCTCACCCTCAATCAGGAGTAGGTCCTGGGGGAGAATATTATGCTTTTAATAAAGTTACTTCTCAGGTAGAGAAAGTAAGTCCTGAGATGGTTAGAAACATTGCTAATGCTAGTGTACCTCTATATGCTAAAACAGATGCAGGTACATATGAGTTACAAAAAGAAGCTCAAAAGTATATTGGAGATAAAGCCTATGGTTTAGACTACGATAAGCTAACAGAGTTGGCTTCACAAAATGAAGGATATAGTTCGCTATTACAAAATATTAATAATAAATTTCAACAAGATTTAACAGGAGTAGGTAAAAAACAAATCTTTACTAAATCTAAATTTGATGTTGATAATATGACATTAGGAGATAGAGCAAGAGCTGGTAAAAATGATCAACTAGCTCAATTAGCATCTACAACTCCAGAAATATTAAATCTTAGAGATAATGGAGATTTAAAATCTGTTATGCCTGAGGGATTGTCTAAATTCTATAACAATAATAATTTAGATTTAAGTAATACAGTTCAAGCAGGATCTAAAGAAGCTGGAGATAGAATTGCTAACATTGGAGGATATTTGAATCTAGATTTAGCTAGTAGTAATAAATCTAATGATATTAATAAGAATGCTGTTGAATACGTTAATAACTTATTTGATTATGGTTCTAAGATATTAGGAGTATCTAAAGGAGAAGTGGCAAAATTATACGGTCAACAAAAAGATGGTTATGCTTGGTTAAAAGGATTAAATGAAAATCACTTTAGAAATCTAACTCTAGAAAAGAATATTGGATCTACATTACAAGCTCCTGAACAAGCTGCTGCTACTAGTTTCTTCTTAGGCGGAAAACCAACAGAAAAAGAGGCAGGTAAAGCTATCGCTCCTAATATTAGAAATTCAGAGATTACTGATATGCAAGGTAAATTAGTAACAGATAAAGAAGGAATAAATTCAAATAACTTTAATGTATCTTCTATTGGGTTTGATAAGCCTGGTCAAGTTGTTTTATCTGGAGCTGATGGTACTCAATTCTTAATGAATACTAATTATGAGACATTTAAAAACATTACCAAACCTATTGTTGATATAAACAAAGGTGCAACAAATTACTTAAAAACTTTTGAGTTATCACAAGATCAAAAACAACGTCTTGGTGTAGATAAAGCTCCTGTATTTAATACAACTATTGGTAATGTAAATGTTAAAGGTGAGGCTATTGATTGGCATAATTATAAGTTAAATAATAACAACTATGATGTTGTTACATTTACTACTAGAGCTAATTCTGGATTACCAGAAGTATATGTTAACTATAAAGTTACAGATAATAATGGCA